TGACCACGCCTTAAATCGACCCAAAAATGCCCAAACTCGCAACTGATCATATCCCGACTCTGGGTCCCGGAATATCCTAACGTCGTATTATTATACTCGATACCACGAGAGGCGAAAAGACCACCTGTCCCTAGTTCGCTATTCTCCGGGGATATTCTCTCCGCCAATACGTCTATGGCGTTATACAGCCCTACCTGATTCTCGAAGCGAGCCAGTATCTGATCCGACTCTATCCCTTTCATGCTTATAAGCTTTCCGAACGAGGTCTTGAACTCATGGTAATCCATAGGCTTGTACGACAGCCAAGGATCGGTCATGCCGTTCTCCGACACGTCGGCGGTGCTCCATATGACGCCGTTGGGTCTTTGGTAGGCGCAGTCCCAAAAATTGCTATCATACGTCTCTGGTAATGACCTTCCGCCTAGCGTAAAACGATTCTTATACACAGGACTTATCTTAAACACATTATCCCTTGATATAGGGACATTACGCTCCTGAGTCCATGATATATAATCCCCTACCTCCGGATAGAACCCCTCGTAAGGCTCAGGCCCGGCTATACGGAAATTGCAATTGATCTCAGACTCCACAAGAAACTGAGGTATGCCATAGAAGTATAGGAAGAAACGACCGCTAAGATACATATCTCCGGTCTTGCAAACCATCTCATAAGCGCTCTTCCGGCTAGGGAAAGAGTATAGCGATCCGGTATCCGTATCGGTCTTATTAAGATAATCCTCCCCGGTATCGTAATTAACGAAATAACGGGGATACCCGATGTTCCGATAATCATAATAAGGGAATGGTATCATGTCCCCCTGACCGAACTGAGTCAAATAAAACATAGGCATCTTCCTCTTAAGCGAGAATCTTGATATAAATACATCACCTCCAAAAACAGGTTTACGCTTATCCTTATCCATCAACCCGCAACCGCCTAACGATACCCACCTGATATCCTCTATCTGCCCGTATTGAGCCGGAGAATATTTCTTTATCCTCATATAGGGGCAGGATACGAAAGATTCACGTGTCATAAAATGAGGCGTCATACCAGCCACCTCATCGTTACGAATATTACACTCATCCTGAATACGGCTGGTATCGTAACTTGAAACCAACTCCGGATATTCAAGCATATACTTATCCATACCAAATGACATGAACAATGAATGCTCACGATCGAGGTTGTTTATGATAATAGGCTTACCGCCTACGGTCTCCCCTTGCGAAGAGATATCTGTTACCGGATATAACCCGCTCTTGATATATTTAGCCGTTGACAATCCACGTAACTCTGACTCCCCTATTTTTTGGTAAAATAAATTATAATGAGCGACAGAAGTATAGTAATAAGCATAGTTCCGTCTAGGTCCCCTATCTATCAATGCCGTTAACCACTGATACCTATACTTGCCTATATCCACCACGGACTGGGCTGTGGCCTTGGCGATACCTGTAGCCAGACGGATAGCCGTCAGCGCTATGCCGACAGGGTTGGCTAAAAAGAACACACCTCCACCGACATATTGCTGTGAAGCCGACTGATATGTATACTCAGCTATAGCGGATATTAAATTAGCCATAGCCTCCACCGTAGCCAATGATGTTGCCATACTGTAAGCCTTACTCCCTAATATCGTCCATTTAGGATGATCCTCCACCTCCCTGAATATACCTGAGGATTTACCTAATTGATAACCATCAACAAGGCACTCGGTGGGAGCGTCAGGCTTGTTAAAGGCAATATCAGGGCTTAAGAATGAATACCAGATATTACCCTTCCTGTTAAACGGATGCGTTATAAATTTCTCACGATTAATATCCTTATAGATATACATATCATCAGACAAATCGTTGTAAGGGTAATTAGGATAAAGGTTAGCCGATCCGTCGGGATCATCGTACTTAAACATATCATAAGCCAGACCGGTCCCGATAACGCTCTTATCCAACGTCCTATCGCCCCTATACAACTCATATCCTATTATAGAATCTCTTCTAGCCTTATCTATAAGACCGTTCTCTACCGCTATATCCAGAAACTCATTAACGATATCGTCATCAAGCATCACCCCCATAGGATAAATATAGGAGTCAACTCCATATTGACCGGTCAGTTGAGACGGATTACCCATGAAAGGAGCGACAGAGTTATCCGGAAACTTGTAATGACGTATAGGTCTCTGACAAAACGTGGTTGACGTATTGGGGTACTCAGCGTTATCCCCATTACCGGTGAAATAAGACTTACCCCCAACTGATTTAGGAGACCCATAGTATTTCGTCAAAGAATCTATTATGTCCTTCCTCTTTGATCCTCCCGATGATATCCCGATCTTACTTGAATCATACAACTCAAAATTAGCCGGGTACTTATTAGTAGACTCCCAATATCCGAAATCACCATACTGATATGGCCTGGGAGCGCAGTCAGCGGGTTTATCCCCACATGAGACACATTTCGCCTCATAGGTAACAAATCTCCTTAATTTCAATTCTTTCGTGAAGAAGAACACGTATTTCACCTCCAGTGGCCGAATGCCAAAACAGAACGGGGCGGGGAAGATGGCGGTGCCGGCCGTATAGAATCCGGCAAGCTCCTTCATATCCTGCCTCATGGCGAAACCGGTGAAGAACACGCATACCGCAGGCTCGATGCAAACATATATCTTATGGAAAGTAGTCTTGTCATCATTCCAGAACAAGTACTTTGGCATCATAAATATCTTATGATCCACGTAATTCACTATAACACCTTTCTTGGCATCATTAGCCAAAGGATTAGGAGCCACGGTACCTTCCTTGTCCGAGAAAAACGTTATACGAACCTTATTGTATGATGATGAGTCGCCGATCGGATAATTATAGTTACCCATCATCTCTATGTACATAATACCGTTATCAGGATCGGATAAACCACTTATGTATTTCTCGTAATCCAACTCCACCCATCTGGCGTATGAGGATACATGTGGATAGAACTTGAAATAAGTCAAGTTGCTTCTGCCGAACCAATTGGTCTTGGCATCAATATCATTCTGCACAGACACACGATCTTCCCAGTCAGTAGTTATACCGGTATTAAACTTAGAGTTATCACCATCACCAAAAAGACACATGGCATTCTCGATACCAAACTGACTCTCGTATTGGGGGAAGTATTTTTCCATCGTATCCATCAACTTATCAAGCATCGTCTCTGTATGATGCTTACCTTCCCATCCGTCATGTTGAAACAAATACGTGCACTTACCCAATGACCTACCTCCTTGGAATGTAGGAAGTTGAACATCATTAATAGTAGGATTCACGTAAGGATCACCTACCGAACAGCCATTAGCACATATACCCTCATCATATAACTGCCGGACATTAGACATATCCTGACACAAGACCAAAGCGGAGGAGTCTATATCAGACGGGAATTTATCCTCATCCTGACCATCCAGCCATTCTTGAACCAGATCTATGATATTCTTACCTCCACTGGAGTAATTATCGAAATCACACAATATAGAGAACTTCCTTTGTGACTCGGCGTTACTTTGTATTAAGGTGGTTGGCTCGGTCTCCGTATAATCACTAGCCAGCTTATACGTAAAATCAATCCTAGAATCCACCAAAGAGTTTTTATCCAATATAGTCCTGGTCTCTATTCTCTCGATATCATCACATCCATTAGGGAAATCGGGAGCCTTTATACCGTCTTGATCCTCTGGCAATGATATAGCAGCGCATAACTCGTCGGTAATACCTACATTAGATTCTATGATATCACACAGGTTCTCTATATTATCAGCGATATAATCAATAGCATCATCTACCGTAACATCTTCCCCCATCGTGTTGATAACGAATTGGGTCTCTCCTACCGTGGCATATTCCTGCTCTACATATCTGAGCTGCTTGACATCTAGCTGATTCTTGCATTCTCCTCCAAAATCATCAAATCCCCAAGACGGGTCGTTTATGATCTTTGCCGTATTCTTAAACTGCCAAAGATGACGGCGGCTGTTCCCGGCGCACTGCGGGTTGTTCTCCAGCACCGACGCAGCCGACAGGTCGTCAGAGTTACCGTCCTCATCAACGATAACCTCCATCTCCTCCCTTGTGGCCGGACGAGGGATAAGCGGGAATCTAGCTGTCCTGTATCCTGTATTGGTAAAGAACCTTATACCCAACGGATATACCTCGTCACGCATGAAAGAGGCGTATTTAGAGCAAGCCACACCGTCTTTATACAGATTCTCCGTGGCTATCGATGTCTGCCATTTAACGAAATGACCCAAGAAATTAACGACCGGTTGAAGATTCCATTCATTCTCCACGGTCAATCCGTATTGAAGAAGACGATTCCCGACAGACGTCATGCCTCTGGCTGTCTTATATACCGGTATTTCCTTGGATAACTTCTCCATGGTCGTACGCTCGCTATATTGATCCGTAAGATAATAGATAGTCCTTTCCGTTATCGGATGTATACCTTCTATGAAATACTCAAGAACCGGGCTTTGCTCACCATTAAACCCAACCGTATTCTGTATAACACCTATCTTATAATGAGATACCTGCTTATCTATATTAGACACGGTAAGGCGGATACCCATGTTGGTTGACTTACCCCATAAACCATCGCGGATAACCATATCTTGGCGATCGAATAACATGATTGGGTTGGTCAATGAGCAATATCCGGTCTTCTCAATCCCGAACTCATCGCACAACGCCACGCAGAACTGGTAGGTCCCGGCACGCAGGCTCCCCCCGAACTCCACGACCTCAGGCTCCACGCACGGGGCCGTCAGCAACGGGAACACCAGCAGCTTCTCGCAGGCCAGCCTACACCTCTCTATTGGCTTGTCATCCCCACATGTCTTATACCCATGGTAATGATACCAAAAGTCACCATCATCATCCGGGTTAAGGGCCTTATCGACCATAACATATCGCTGAGGATTATATCCATCGGTCCAGTATATCACCTTCCCGCATTTCTCGTCCTTGATCTCTATATCGAAGATCGGATGATGAATGGAGAAATTAAGACAAGGGTCATCAACCCAGTCCTCTATCAAGACCTCCATCAAATCACATATCTCATCAAAACGACCATCCGACTCCTCAAGCCTCTCGCCAAGGATACGATGGATGTCCTTCCCCGATCCAGCTAGCTGATCCTCCACGGTCTTGATATAATCCAATGACCGCATGAATGTGATCTTAGACGTATTATCATCCGGATTAGATAGAAAGAAATAAGTATTATCACCAGCTATGTCATTCTTATACCCAATAACCTTATAGCCATCAAATCGCTTACATAAAAGGGTACTAGGCTCGTTCTGGATCTTAAGCTGGCTTCCATCGTCACCCTCTATGGTAGCGTTCAAGGCAAAGCTGTACTCAGACGGGGATAGATCCTGTGGATGCTTATCCCTGTTCATCCCGGAGTCGGGAACCGCTATGTTAGAATTGTTCTGCACGATGTTATGTTTTTCGCAAAGATAACAAATCCGACGGATAATCACTTACACGCCGGATCTAAGTAAAAACCATACGTATTATGCGAAAATATTCAAATCACGCGAATATAAAAAATCCCCCTAACTTTCACAAGTCAGGAGGAAGACTAAACACTTTGCAACGTTTACCCTTAATGAAAATACAAAAACATAATAATTATAGATTTTTCCCCATGTAGCTTGATTGCTTGTCGGCGTCCTCTACGGATATGTAGAAGAACCCGTTAGTCACGTATCTCTCATTGACATCCACAAAATCATTAGATCCTTTATCCACTCCTTTCTTCGATCCCTCATCACACACAGCTACCAGACTATTAAAGTCATTGGAATAACCTACGACTACACCGTGTATATCCCGATTTCGAGGATCGAATACGTACCTCATCTTACACCTATCGTAAGCTAACTCTAAAGAGCTTTTGCTTAGCCTCTCATCTAATCCGGCACCCGCTACCAAAGCCAAAACGCTCTTTGATATATCACTCATGGTAGTGTCCTTGGCCGGAACCTTAGGCATAGAAACGCCTTCCATGACAAAATCCAACGCCTTATCTACAAGGCCATCGAAATCATCATCTCTTATATAATCCTTAAGCACCTCCAGTATATATAACCGGACATGGAGTTCGTTATTTACATCATTTAAAGTTATCATGATCCTAGTTTTCGGCAAAGCTAGATTATTCCTGCACAATAAAAAATCAAATATGTCATAAGTAAAGGACTAAAAAATAAAAAACTCCCCCATCCTCACGGACGAGAGAGCTGATAGATATTTGTATTATGAAAAAGAATAATTACTCACCTATTCTTACAATACAGTCACGAGACTCCTTGTTGTAGATCATCGTGCCTACCTTAGAATACAAGGTCTTTATATTTTGCCAATTATCCTCACCATGGGCGGATACGTTGGTAGGGGCATCACCGGTATAAACCTCCTCGCCTCCGATATTGACAAAATCATATCCACGTTTCTCCATAGAACCGCCCTTATATGCCGTGAACCTGATAGTGACATTGCCTTTCTCACGACCACCATACCAGTTACCGTATATACTGCACCTGATCTCAAGAGGTAATTTATCGTAATTATCACCATCCAACAACGGCCCCATCTGGATCAAGGCAGCCTCATTACCTGATTCCATGTTATCACCGCCATGGATAAGATAATCACCTACCCGTTCCTGCGTGGTCTGATACTGTTTACTCCAACCAACCAGCTTGCCGTCAACATCCGGGAGGCCGGTGTTATCGAAACCGGTAGCCGTGTCAAAGTCAATGCCGTCCTCGTCAGCCCAGATATACCTAAGCACAAGGTAATCGAACTCCGGGATGATCACCACCGGGACGGACTCCTGCCTGCACACGAACGTCTTCTCCTCCTTGGTGCCTTCTTTTATAACCTTGTACGTAGCCTGACGTATCTCTCCAGTCTCATTGATATCAGCGGTAACCCTAACCTCAGCAGGGCCGGTACCACTTGTCTTATCTAAATGTATCCAATCAGCCATATCATCGTATTTTGTTAAATCAATTTAATATACTTATCAAAAGCGTTGGGCCACATACGCCCATAAGACAACATCCTCCTCCTGTTATCTTCAGCCAGCTCCCGATAATCATTTAATGTAATCATCGACATCTTAAGCTCCTTCATAGCCCTAGCGAACTTGCCCGGCTCCTGCTGAGCATATAATTTATAAGCGTCACCAGCACCCTGCATCAAGCCATTCACAGCAGCGTTCTCAAAGATCTTCATCTTAATATACGTCTCGACATAATCCTCAAGGTATCCTAACGCCGTTTCAGGTATATATGGGAGACCGTCATCATCCTTAGGCGTAGCACGATATATGATATAAATAAATCCATCAAACCCGGTATACATAGTATTGCCAGATATAGTTATATCATAATTATCCCAATCGTACTTATCCCGATACTTGTCGGCGGCGCAATCACGCCTCAACCCACGACCTATGGATAACCTTACGGGATGATGATAATGGAAACGAACCTCATGGGATCCAATATAAATCTTCTCCGTGATCGTCTTCTCAAATTCCTCCTTGCAGCACTCGGTGCAGGAGTTCCAACGGAACCCACGCTCGGTGCGCTCGACCCAGCCGATCTCGTGTTGAAGGTCAGCCTTAGCCTTGTCGCCGCCCGGTATCTCGCAAACCAGAGGCTCACATCTATAAGCGTCAAGCATGTCGAAAAAATCGGAAGGCAATACCGCCTGTTTGTTGCTGGTCTTGACAACCGCCTCGGACATGACCGCTATAACACCCCCGAACCTTTTCAAGGCGATCTCAGCCCACCTATAAACAGACGAGGTATCTATAGCCCCGCTATCATCGTATTTATGTAAATCGGCCTTGATCTCGGCCAATAAGCCCTTTATCGTCATATTTAAGTCTTTTGCACAAAGATATGTATTTGAATCATTGATACAAAAAAAATCCAGTCTACCCTCACGGGCTAACTGGATCACAAAAAACTTCTACAGTTTGTAAACCCATTTAACTCCAAATACCTTACTCTCCGACTCAACCTCCCGATACAAGAACTTATATCTCCTACCTGATTCCATAGCCAACCTACATTCCTTATTCAAGGCCGGAGAGATATATAGATGAAAATACTTATTCCTAGGCATAAAATCCATACACGTATGGACGTAAGAATATCCACCCGTCCCACGCCTATTAATAGTACCGGTAAGTTTATTCAGATATATCTTGCGGTTAGGATTAATCTTATGACATAGATAACCAATGTTGTTTATATAAACCCCTCCCTCATCCTCCAGATACCTATCACGTATGACTTTCCAGATCAACGACTGGCACTCAAGGATATCATTCTTATCCACGATCGTATGCTTCCTCCTTTTCCCGTTCTTAGACATAATAGATCTATAGAATCGAAGAAAGTATTGATCAAGTATTTTAAATGACTTTGTTTTCATGTCGCAAATATAATAATTTCATCCTTATTCAAGAAATATTTGATAAGTTTTGGTGTGAGTGTAACGGTGATAAGGCCGCACTTACCGCCGCGGCACAGGCTGACGCACAGAGACTAGCGCAGGAAAAAGCCAACGCTATGGAGTGCGATTGCCCCAAAACATGGAGCGCCAACGCTATGCTGAGCGGTGATCCTTGTAATGGTCTGTCTGGTTCCACGTCTGCATTAAGGTGCTCCTATGAAGTGTTTTACAATAATCAATGTGGATCATCTAAATCAATAACCGTAACTGTTACTGGCAGGAATGATAATGGGCAAACTGTTACGGCTGGAAGTACTTCCGTAAGTATACCTACTGGGTCTGGTAAAAAAACCGGTGTCATAAGTTTTGATTTAGGAGTACAATGTGGGTCTATAAGTGTTTCTGGAGGAGGATCTGGGAACTGTTAAGATTCTGATGTATAACAAAAAAAAAGGAGAGGCTAATAAGTCTCTCCTTTTTATTAAAAACCATAACAGCAGTGATTGTCAACAATTACCTGAATCATGACCAGAGATTGTTACATCTCCACATACCACTTCTCGGCTAAAATATACACTTCCACTCTTGGTTCCGGATCCTGCGGGAATTGTAAAGCTAGCGCTATTGACCTGCTCTTCTCCGTTTTGTGTATATCCTATACCGCTCACAGAACCAGATATAGATCTACCACATTGATTATTATACGTAATCGTAAATCCTCTTGATGTGACAAGTTGTTCATGGCTCATGCAATCATTATTCATAGATACCGACCATGACCACGTCTTTGTTGGCTCCACGCAATCGCACTCCATCGCATTGGCTTTTTCCTGCGCTAGTCTCTGTGCGTCAGCCTGTGCCGCGGCGGTAAGTTGGTAGTTTCATCAACCTTGTTTATTCTATTTTCGATAGAAATGACTAATATTGTATCACTAACATTAAAAAAAGTAAGATTATGGCATGTGCTAAGAAAAAGAAGATGGCAGAAGGAGGCAAAGTCTCCGAGAAAAAGAAACCTCAAATGAAATGCGGAGGTAAGGTTAAGAAGAAAAAGTAATAACAGGAGGGGTATATCCCCTCCTCAGTATTTAGCATATGAAAAATTCAGAATTTGTATCTAGGATCATGAATGACATGAACTCCATCAATAAGGACGCTCATGTCAGTAGAAGATGGATATTGTCCATAGGCAGGCAAAAAGCAAGGTCTTATATAGCCCAGAAGTATGCTGATGGAACCTTGTTCGGCGAGGAATCGCTGTATACTCATATCAATTGCATGGAAATGGAGAGGGTTCGTAAGGTAGATTGTTGCTTTGATGAGTTTAAGTTATGCAGGATACTTATGAGATCCAAGAAAAGATTGCCCGATATGATATATACCCGTATAGGTCCGGCTATCATCAAAGTATCAAACATCATGGATGATATTATATTTACCTCCATATCGTTAAGAAAATACGCTAACAACAAGGAACGTAAATACGGGAATATAGATCAATACTATTATTATGTCAATGATGGATATATCTATATACCAGATATTAACATAGAGGCTATAAATGTTGATCTTATAACTCTCGACAGAAAAGCGGCGTTAGAGCTAGGGGGATGTGGAGCTGAAAAAGATAAGCCATGTACATCTCAATGGGATTATGATTTCATATGCCCAGACAAACTTCTTGAATATGTGGTTTCCGAAACATTAAGGGAAACTGTAACCAAATTGCAGATCCCTACGGATGAGAACCCGGATATGGATATTAATAAGAAAACACAAAAAATTCAATAACATGAATCTAATAAGATCAATAATCAATTTCTTTGGTTTCAATGACGCCATAGTTGACGGTATAGGCGAAAGAGGGATGAGAGACAGCTCTATCATAAGATATAATGAGGTGCATGATATGTATGACAAGATTATAAAAGATCTAGGAGATATGTCAGCTTACGTATCCAAAGGTTATATCTATGATAAGATAAAGGAAAGAACAGGATTAAGCACCAGACATATTAGTAGGATATTAAATCATACTAAGAGAAAAGATCTTAGGTTTATATAAAAAGGAGAGGATAATCAACCTCTCCTTTTTTTGTTTTTAACATCCTCCACCTTGACTTGGATTAGATACATACATGCTTGTAGCATTGCTAACACAATCACTTCCACCTGATACCGTTCCCGATCCGGATGGTATGATGACTGTTTTAGTGGTAGAGAAATATTCTACATCTCCAAATGGTTCAGATCTAGTATAATACACATCAAATGATGCTGATATAGATTTACCACATGGATTATCATAACTTACGGATATACTTAAACATTGTCCATTAAAACTTCCGCTAGCGTAAGCGCTCCACGTCTTTGTTGGCTCCACGCAATCGCACTCCATCGCATTGGCTTTTTCCTGCGCTAGTCTCTGTGCGTCAGCCTGTGCCGCGGCGGTAAGTGCGGCCTTATCACCGTTACACTCACACCAAGCGCCATTGTTTCCGCCAGAAACCCAGTAAGCGGAAGCCGTCGGAGCCGTACATCCTGCCGGACAACCTTGCTTGGTAGCAGTAGCCTCTACATAATCATTACATACCCTTCCACTACAACCTGCATCCGCTAATGTCTGAGCTTGAGATCTCAACTTATCTATCTTATCGCTAGCTTGAGCGTTGGCAGAAGACGTGCTAGAAGCGCATATAGATCCAGAAGGTACATCCGGATAAGTGATCGTTACTCCACAAGGTCTATCAGATGGACAATTTCTACTAGTAACAGAACCTCCTTGGAAACCAAGCGTATTACAGCAAGCTTCTCCACCACTAGACCAATATCCAGAACAGTCACTACAACTTCCAGAATCACATTCATAATATACCTCACTTGTACCACCATTACATCTTGTCGTGGAAGTGGGATGCCATGAATTAGAACAACAGCTATCGCAAGAACCACCGGAACATCCACAACTGCAAGACTCATGTAACCTGTTCTCAGTCTCGTCAGAGTGACATCCAGTGCTATCAGTCCTTCTATATCTAGCCCAAACATCACCACCTGAGCAATAGTTTCCGCCATCATAGCTCCAACCACTCCAATTAGGAGGAGTATCCTCGCAATCTCCGTTCTTGTTAGCGTAAGCTTGAGCGGCGGTTCTGGTAGCCGAGTCATTCCTGAAAGCGTCTTGAACCTTGCTGTTGGCGTCAGCCTGAGAAACCGTTGATGTTATAGGGTCTAATCCTAATGAGCTATAAGGAACTGATATAGCCACACCTTGTCTACAAGAACCGCAATTATCCTTGTAGAAAGTATAACTTCCGGTACCGGTCCATACACAAGTTCCATGTTGGTTAGCGTAATCCTGTCCCTTCTGGTCTAAGATCTGCTCGGCCTTGCTCTTAGCATCAGCCAAAGAAACCTTGCTGGTGATGGCCTTACCGTCGTTAACCTGCGTGGAGGTCACGGTAATCCTCTGACCTACCCCGCCTTCGGCGCAGTTGTTCTTATAGAAGTCACGGCTTGCCACGTAAGTCCATGTACATCCTCCGTTCTTGTTGGCGTAAGCCTGCCCCTCAGCTCCACGAACGGCATTCTCAGCTTTCTTATTGGCGTCAGCCAAGGAAACGGTGGAGGTGTACGGGTGTCCCGGAAGCTTGCTGCTACTTACGGATACCATGTCGCCCACGCCGCCGTCAGCGCAATTGTTCTTCCTAACCTGTCCGGTATAGCTTCCTGTCCACGTACAAGTACCCTTCGAGTTAGCCACGCTCTGCCCCTGAGCCGTAACAGCCGCCAATGCCTTGGCGTTAGCGTCAGCCTGAGATACACATGATTTGAACTTGCCGTCAGAGCTAGGAGCCGGATCCGTAACATCATTCTGAGTCACGGTAACAGAGCTTCCAACCCCACCATCCGCACATTGACGGGTGAAGGCCTTAGATGCCGTACCAAACCAGAAGCATGTCTTATTACCACCAGCTATATACCGCTCTTGATTCTCAGGATCAGTATAGCAGGTATTGGTATTACGTTGATGTAATTTAGAGATACAATCCTTACATACGGTCTCGATAGTCTCCCATACCGGTTGCTCAGTCTTAGTATGGCACGTGTCATCATAATTCTTGTTAACAAATGCCTGACCCATCCTATCAATGTAGGCCTTAGCCAAAGCGTCAGCCTCCTCTTGTGAACGGGTAGAGGTGAAGAACTGTCCCATAAGATCCGGGGTTACGGTAATAGGATCAGCATACTGGCAAGTAGGACACTTAGGAGTGAACTCCTTACTATAATTACCGACATATATCTTCAACTCATCACAAGTACCACGATCGTTAGCTATAGCCTGACCTTGTGCCTTGACAGCGGCCTTAGCAAGCTCGTCAGCGGCGTATTGACTCTCGTATGAGTAGAATGGACCTCCGGTTACATCAGCCTCAGTAACGGTAACTGAAGACGGAATCAATCCTCCCGGACAGTTATCCTTCTCGAATGCCTCACTATAATGACCGGTATATTTAGGAGCCTCATGGCAAGTACCACGCTCATCGGCGATCTTCTGACCTTGATTCATTACAGCGGCCATAGCCACTAAATTAGCCTCATCTTGAGATACACAAGACTGGAACGGATGACCATCTACCATGTCTTGGGTTACGGTGAACGGATCTCCTACCTGATTAGCTCCGCAATTGCTCTTCGTGAACTCGAAGCTAGCCTTACCGGTATACATAGTAGCGTTAGAGCAGGTACCCTTGGTATTAGCCAAAGCCTGTCCTTGAGCTTGTACAGCGGTCATAGCCATAGCGTCAGCGGCGGTCTGTGAGTCGTTGGACTGGAATGGGTGTCCTTCTACCATATCTTGAGTGATCGTCACCTTAGATCCGATCTTGCACTCACCACAGTTGTTTCTCGTGAACTCCAAGGAAGCACGGCCGGTATACGTACAAAGGGCGTGGATATTGGCAAGAGCCTGTCCTTGGGCGTCAACGGCAGCCTTAGCCTTGCTGTTGGCATCCTCTTGAGACACGGTGGAAGTAAATGGATAACCATCAACCATTCTATCGTTTACCGTATAAGTTCCACCAGTACCAGTACCACAATTGTTACGGGTAAACGTACGTGTATAAGTACCGGTATATACAGGAACTTTCTCACACTTACCTTTCACGTTAGCCACGTCCTGACCTTGAGCCTCAACAGCGGCCTTAGCCTTGTTATTAGCGTCCTCCTGAGACACGGTAGACCTAAAGTCTCCTGTCACCATAGTCTCGTCTACAACAACCTTAGTACCGTACTGGGTCTCATCGCAATTATTACGGGTAAATTCCTTACTGTATTTACCATGATATACGACCTTCTCCTTACATTCACCTTCAAGGTTAGCTTGTTGTTGGGCGTTAGCCTCAAGATCGGCCTTAGCCTTATTGTCAGCATCCTCCTGAGAGATAATAGAGAAGTACTTACCAGCGGCTACAACATAAGTATAAGGTTGACCGATATGGAACTCATCGCAATTGTTTCTAGTGACTGTCTTCTCCATCCTAACGTTATAGTAGACGTTAGTCTGACAATCGCCACGCTCGTTGGTGATAGCCTGACCTTGCGCCTCAACAGCATCCTGCGCCAGCTTATTGGCGGCATCCTGTGATACTGTAGAAGTGAACGGATAGCCAGAACACATCTTCTCGTCCACAGTGAAGTCAACAGGAGTAGAACCTTCAGGACAATTGGTTCTCTGGAATACCTTAGAATACGATCCGGTAAATACCGGTATCTTCTCACAATTACCCTTGATATTAGCTATATCCTGACCCTGAGCCTCTACAGCGGCTTGTGCTAACTTATTAGCCTCCTCCTGAGATACGATGGATCTAAAGTCTCCTGTAACCATCGTCTCATTAACAACCACATCCGTTCCGTATTGAGTGGAGTCGCAATTGTTACGGGTAAAGGTCTTGCTAAACTTACCATAATAAATATTCTCCTTAGGCTTACACTCACCCTCCAAATTGGCTTGTTGTTGACCGTTCTTCTCAATATCCTCAATAGCCTTCCTATCGGCGTCCTCTTGAGAGATAGAAGACACGTACTTACCCTCAGGAACGATGTAAACATATTCCTGACCATCACTGAACTTATCACAATTGTTACGGATAAAGGTTTTCCTTTGCTCCTCGTTATACCAGATGTCAGTTATACACTCACCATGCTCATTGGCGTATGCCTGACCATTTAGGGCTATATCCTCCATAGCCTTGGCATCGGCGTCCTCCTGTGAGATAAACGACTTGTACGTCCGTTCCTCAACCACATACAAGACAACCGAACCGTGCTGGTTGGCTAGACAGTCATCCTTGGTAAACGGCTGAACCATCTTGATATTATAATAAACGGGCTTGGCGTCCTGAGCTATCATATACTCCTTGACAATACTACCGTCCTTTGACGTTATACGGAACTTAGCCGTACAGATCTGACCGGTGTAATTAGCCTTGTATACGATGTTAAGCTTATTATCGCCTACCCCATGGCTCTTGTCGTTAATGGCAAAGCAATTACCCTCAACGCAATTCTTATCTATTTCCCTTGCCATATCAATTCTCCTCTATTCTCCATGAAACATCATCTCCGGCCTCTACCCTTACGATTTGAGTATCACCATCCTTATTAAGCGTCAACCTTTGCGGATCCACATTAAAGGGTGGTTCCGGTTCCTCGCCGCCATCTCCGCAAGTGCAACATACCAGTTCAATATCATACTCGGTATTGGACTTGATATCGATAACGACCTGACCGTTCTCACTAGTCACGTTATCAAAGTCATGATCAAGTATAATATAAGGTATATCATTAGGCTGTTGATTGATATTAACAACCTTGCCATTCAAGACAAACATCTCATGATGCTGCTCGTTATCCATATTCTTAGGCATAGCTATAACAAAACTAGCCTCATACAAATCAGTGGCACCGGGATCCTCAGGATCGGCATACACTATATACCTGCTATCCTCTTCCGGAACCTTCATGGATAAGCCATTCACGTTCATGGAAACTATATAAGACTTGCTCACCGAACCACCAAGAGTAAGGCAGGAGGCCTTGACCGAGGCGGAGTTAAGCTTGGCGTTGATGACCGCCGTCCCGCCCTCCATGTCAAACATGATATTGGCCGGATCCACGCTTACCCGCTCCATGCCCTTCTGGGTTATGGTAGCGAGTTTCGTTACCTTGCCTTTCTCGACCGCTACGTAAGTCTCCCTAGGCAACCTACCCATCCATCCCGGCTCTACCTTGATCGCCACCTTATCAGGACCGGTACCGGAAATCTTATCGTAGGACACCCATGAGGAGCCTTGCTCGATCTTAGCAAGAATATCTTTTAAATTATTCATATCATTCCGCTTGAGTTATAGTCCATTTATCACTCTTACCTACGATAATCTCCAAGATCTGCTCACCGCCCTCAGGAGGATACTCGAAGTTAGTAGGCTTAATCTCAAACACGCTGGCGCCTCCACAACCAAGATCACAGATCATATCCGGCAACCATCCCTCCTCGAAAAAACGCTCTATAAGCTCCCTTACGGCCTCTGATAAAGAATCAAGCTCTAACCTATCTACTGGGATAGATCCTTTCTTGAGGGTCTCACCGCATACCCAGCCGTCACAATCGGAAGCCAATACCGTATCATATACTCTATTAGCCATAACAAGATGAATTTAAAATATTACTATTCAATGTAGTATATACGATATTAACATCAGTGAACTCATCACCCATGCAATATTTCTTCTTAAACTTAACGGATCTACCAGAAACGACATACCCGTCATTAGGGACGATAGTACCACAATAGGTAACGCTGAGCACGTTCAACGGCTCGTATCTTAACCTGACAGCTTGAACACCCTTGAACGAGTCACGCTGGATGGACGCCGTGGCGCCAGATACGGCAACCAGCTTCCTTACCAGAGACTCGATTACGCTATTCATGCTATCACCGTTCCTGATATCTGCCTCAGGAAAAGACTGACCGTCATATATGATCTGGGAGCTGTAGATACTACACTCATTCCCCGGTCTATATTCCGGTTTACATGGATTACAATTATTTCTCATATCAAATCAATTTATTGATCATTCTTCTTAATTCAAGTATCTCGGCATCCCTATCCCGTATAGCCTTTATCATAGCGTTAAGGGTATCGGACATATCGCAATTAGGGGATAATCCCAATGATTCCACACGTACCTTATCACCAGGATAAATACAATCGGTACTCATGTACGTAGAGCACGGTACTTTCGTATCGTCTACAGTAGGCCTGTATTGTTTTTTGTTGCAACCGTTCATCACCAAACCTCCTCTTCAGTTCCGCTATCCCCGCCGCTACCACCGGCGTTGACAAGCTCGTTTATAATCCTCTTCAAATCCAGAACCTCACGATGGTATAAATCTATCTGCTTATCCCTAGACGCTATAATACGCCTCAATGAGTCTATAACGACAGAGATATCAGTACCTTTCTCTATACCATCCACCACCAACTCATCGCCTGAGTACAAGACGCATTTATCATACAAGGTTATAGGACATCCATAACCAACACAAGGTTCGTCCTGACAATCCCGATCGCAAGGATCACAAGGATCGTTAGGGCATTTGTTAAGAAACCTGTCTATCTTAACGCCATGACAACACTCTTCGGGACGTTCCCGTGAATGATCATGACAACAACCACCTGTATTACACATATTAATAATATTAATGTTTTTAGCAAAGATACTTATTTGATTTGGAAACAAGGTAACATACGTTATTAAACAACGAAGCCGAGAATTATTCCCGGCTTCCACAGATTGTAATATCAATTAAATATTATCGTACAACAGATCATACGCTAAACTTCCAAAAGCTAAAAATAGCAGCACAAAGGATAGGTTAAATTCCATCATCCACTTCTGACCATCACCCTTGCCTACCCTCTTGGCAAAACCTTCTCTTTTTAAAACCATCAAAGTGACAGGCTCATCTTTTAAATCTATTCCAAAAGAAGAGAGGAATGATTTTATCACAAGAGACGACGAAGGATATTTAACAACATCAGATAATTTTATACTCTTATTCTCAATATCTCTAGCCTTATTCATCAAATCAGTTATACACACATATTTTTTATCCCTCATCTTCCCTCATATTTAACAAAGTCATAATTATTCACGATATCACATAAGGCCTTTTCAGGCAAATCAAACCACTCTCCCAATTTTCTACATTTACTATATTTATTATGAATAGCTGATTCTACATCTCTATCAGACACAAACATCAATTTAACAAAAGGAGAAAATGTAGAAGAACCTTTTATCCTCTTAAATGGATTAGAAGATCTACCTATTTTGTATAACAGCGTATTTTCATCAAATGCTATATATGTTTTATAAGGCTTATCTCTTTTAGTGTAAATATTTTTCATGGAAAATATAGACAGATAAATATAATCTATATCAAGTATATCCATTAAAATCCTACACTTGTAAGGATCTTCAATGAAAAGCATATCCAATTTAAGTATTAAATCCTGAATACGAATATACTGATCATTGTCCACACGAATAGTCTTTCCAGATAACGTATCTACTACTTCAACGTTATCTTTCATATTAAAATACTTACGTGAAAAATAATCCAAAATTACACTATGCTCACAATCATCCATATAGTAAACAATATATTCATCCTATTTTACCAATAACACTGATCCTCTTGATCGATATTCTCGATCCATTTCTCGCACTCAAGATTAAGATCAGCGTATTCCTGTCCCTCTACCATCAAAACCTCACGGGCTTTGGCGTTGGCGTCCTCAACAGATATCCATGACCTAAACCTATTGGCTTTGATAGAGTAATATACTTTACCGGACTTATATCCGAAAGGACATACCTTCTCAAACCAATCGCCGATTACGGTATTATAATATACAGGAGCGCAAGTGCCCTCGGCGTTAGCCTTCTCCTGACCTTCTTTCATGAACTTTCTATAGGCTAACGTATCGGCGTCTATTTGGGAGATATCGGATATGACGGCTCCGGCTGGTAATTCATATACAATACCTTTCTTGCCTGATGTGCCAGCCTCGCAATCGTTCTTGTAAAACAAGCCACGAAAAGGCTGTGAGGCCCAGTCCTCGCAGCAAGCCCCGACGGAGTTGGCCTCTCCCTGCCCGATCCGTCCCAGCTCCGCCCTAGCCTTATCATTGGCATCTTTCTTGGATACGTAAGAGACAAACCTGCCTTCCTCTATACATACCTGCTCCTTGGATCCCTTACCGCTTACGCAATTGTTCTTGATAAACTCATCGCATACCTGATCATTATACCATACAGCCGGTATTATGTCGGCATATGTATTGGCGTAGTCCTGACCGTTGGCTTTGATATCATCTTCAGCCTTGTTGTCAGCCTCCTCCTGCGTATCGCCAAAATAGACGTTGGCCGGGACCCGGTAGTCAACAGAACCGCCCACGTACCCGGCAGGCGGGTTGTTTCTGGTGAACGTCCGAACTATTTCTTTGTTACCGTATATCATTGTGATTCACTTTGTCGCAAATATAGATATTTTACCGATATGAGACACATAACCGTAAATGCAAATATGCAGTTACCTGATTATCAGTTTTTGGGCAAAAATGGAATTAATTATCCCAATGACTAAATGACTCCGATCCGGCGAACACCCCATAGTCCCTAAACATACCTCCACATAATATGAAATCACTTTTCTTGCTACCATTTATAGATGACAATATGTATTTATATCCCTTGCCTGTTATGTAAATAGTCCTCGCATATATAACCTTACCAGATTCGGTGCATATATTCTTATCACGATAATGAGCAAACCCTTTCCTTACAGCATTAGCCGTAATCTCCCAATCTCCATTAACCTTAACCCTTTTGACTATTATCTTTATCTTAACAAGAAAATCTCGTAAACATTTATCGCTTATAATTATATCATTCTGCTCAAGCTTCTTGGCTAAATCCCTTACCAGCAAATCTGATTCTCCAGACATGATAAACGACTCTGAAAATTTTATATCCTCTTTCTTCGACTCAAGAACCTTAGCCATCTCCTCGGCTTTGGCCCTCTCCTCTAACGCCAGCTTCTCGGCGGCTACCCTGCCACGATATTCCTTAGCCCAAGCCTCAGCAGCGGCGGGAGGATCATTAAAATCAGGAATCACGCATTTGCCTGTAGTGAGAAGCTCTTTAATTCTATCCAAACACCATAACCTAAAATCAACACTAAGCCACTGAGCGAAATCCAAAGCCAAATCCTCACACATCCATGTGCCAGGACTAACCGTACCCCTGATAATCGTAACAGGCTGAAAATCAGCATTACCATATTTTCTGGTAATGGCATTAATTAACTCATTTACAGAAGATAACGATAAATAATCATTTGGTCTCTTTTTAAACGGCTTCGCCATTTCGGTAGCATTCACATAAGTGATACCGTTCTCTGTTTTGAAAGTTATATCATTACCATTGTAGCTAAATATTGTAGATAATCCGTTTTCGTTGGATTTAGACGCCAAAATCCTACTACTATTATTCATAGAATCATTGGAAATAATTATATTTGCACTCATAATAAATAACCTATGTCCATTACATCGTGAGATATGATGGACATACAAAAATAGCCAATCGAATCGTCTATGACAAATCAATTGGCTATTTTTTATATCTAACACATAAAGATATTTTACAACTTGCAAGAGTATCTATCTAACCTACTTATTTAGAAGACTCCTTACAAATTGAATACTTGATTTACAGTAGCTTAACATCTAGCAATACATCATAAATCAATATCTATACATCTGATTATCACCAATGTCGATTTTTCTCCATTGGCTTATCATCCATTGCAAATCTTATCCTCAATAGCATAAAGAACTTTCGCTACGGTCTTATCGCCACTTACCTTCACGCAAGACTCGCCAAGATCCCTGACGTCTATAGCCTCCCTAATACGGGTAAGCTCTTCATATATCTCCTCTATCACGTCGGAGATCATAACGCACTCATCAGAGTCCTTATACTTTGACCACTCCGGAAGATCACCCTCATAAGGTACGCAAGTGGACGGAGTTATATGTGAACAATTATGTTTTATCATATTAAAAAAATCTATTAAACCTATTTATATATATTTATTTACTTTAATATAATCGGATGCCTCTTTCCTCTAATGAGTTTAAACTTTTTGTGTGAAACATCCTTTGGATTTTCTCCGTTGAAATCCCTGATATTGAAATTTCCTGATTTTCTTCTTCCATAAACAAAGAATATTTCATTGTTATACAATACTTTATCAAACAATCTAAATCCGAAAACCTCAAAAGGAGCTTGATTGTTTTTCTTCTTTCCTCCTTTTAAAATTTTCATTTTATGTATTTGCCTGTTATGTCTACGAATTAAACGCTTCAAGTATTGACGTTCAATTCGTTTCGCATTGAAGTTCCTAGAAATGACAAACGCATCGGATGTATGGTTTTTTTCAATCCCATATTTAATCCGATTATGTTTCGTGATGTAACCGAAAGTCATCGAAACGTTGTCATATCTGGATTTCAACTCCTCGTACAATTTCCATTTCATAATCCCCATCACGGCCGCATCACGAAGTGATTTACCTCTCTTTTTCTTCAATTCAATTTCTCCTTTATGAAATGCTTTATGACACGATTCACAAAGGGTGATTAAATTCGAAGGTGAATCCCCTCCTGTTTTTCTTGATTCCAAATGATGAACGTTTAAAACAGGATCTTTCGACTTTCCTTTACAATGACTACATTTATGTCCGTCTCTGAACAAAACGTACTCCCTGACATTCCAAAAACCAAGTTGTTCTCCGTTTTGATAATCAGCTCCTGAAATATCATGGTTTTTCATTTTCTGAGTATCGAACTGAGCGACTTCAATTACTATTTTAGTAATCGGAAGGATTTTATGAATCTCATTCACTTCGTTTAAATGGGAATCGATTCTTTGTTTTACAGAAGGGGCTACCCATCCTTTCTTTTTAGAGGAACCTCTGTTGTTAAATCTCGACTTTCTATATCTGAGCCTTGATCTTCTTGTCCTTCTATTTTGAAGTCTCATTGAAAGTAAATCTACAATGTCTGTTCTCAAGGTTGTTTCACAAGCAAATAACTCTTCTTTTTCAGTTGTTGCAGAAAAACCGATATGTTTAGCTCCTGCATCAATGCCCAGAGTAACTGGTTGTTTATGATCGGTTGATTTGTAAGTTAACTGAATCGTAAACGGACAAAGATTCACCACGGTTGCTTTATTTGCTTTAAGCAACCTCCTAACCTTACCATGCCTTGTCGTAGGCATCATCGGTTTACCATCTATGTCTTGTACATACACCATTTTACAAACTAATTCAATGTTTATTCAACATAAGTCAGGGTAAAAACCCTGTTAGTACCCATCGCCAATGTTATTTTGAGGTTTTATATAGGCAACACTGGAACCCAAATACAATCCCTGTTTAATCACCTACCTTAGAGCTACGGACTTGGATAAACATCCGTAGGTAACTATATATTCTCAAATAACGTAGCCTCTATTTCAAAGCTTAGGCTAATAATCCGATCCTTATGGATATATTAAAACCCTATAATGAAATTATATGGAATTAATATTATTTTTGATTATGCCAGTAACTTATTAACACGTTCCTTTAACGATCTTACCTCATCCGGACATAACCCGCAATCATTATCACATAATGACCTTTGCAGACGAATTATCTTACCCCAATAGGATATATCGGGCTTATTCCCGATCCTGTACCTATGGTATCTCATATATCTACCCCATTGGCAGGACAGCCATTCGTCTACGGACTTACATAAATCCGTCCTATCAAGGTTTGATATGCTCTGCGCGCCCATTCAGAATCTCCTTTCTCATTTCCTGTACCTCCTCGTCAGGCGGGCATCCATACGGCAGGTTCTTGATCCATTCACGGATCTTTTTCTGCATATTAAGATAAGATACACCCACGCCATCACCCTTGGTACGAACTTGCTTATATATACTAACCACGTCACGCTCCATGGTCTGCAACGGATCTTGCATAACCATACAACCAGCGGTGCTTCTAGAAGCGTACTCCATATCGCTAACAGCGGTAGAAGAAGAATGATTCATCATACTTCTCTCAATCCTTTCTCTCTCGGCCCTTAACGCCTTTTCCTTACAAGTGTTACAACCCACGACTAAATATTTTTATGTTTAACAATCCACGCAATTGGTAGCCATCTCAAGAAGCTCTCCGACACGATCAATAATCTCATGGGCGGCCCTTATGTTATCCAACCTGACATTCGCCTCGGCTACGGCCATAAGTGTCTCCATCTCCTGTATCTTGTCTATAAGACCCTTATCCTTGTCCTCGCATAAGACATCAGTCTTGATCCATAGCCGGTCGAGACGTCTGCGTATAAGATCCGTCTTAAGATACTTGCGACTGAAATTGTAAGTGGAAGGGCTACCTATGATCTTAATATCATATATACCGTCTGGAAGATCAAGATACTTAACATTGCAATCATCATAATTAAAACAATTGAGACCTAGCGTTAGGCTGGTAAAGGTATTGACCTGATTCTTGCCAAGAAACAACGCAACGGGGTCGGACATACCCGGCGTAGTGATCTCGATGATCGCCTTCCTATCCTCCAGCAGCCCCCACTCGGACTCATCCAGTACCTGCAATACCTTTGGATCACGTGTCTCTATCACCTGAAATGACAGCCGAATATCATTCATATTAACCTTCTTGTCGTACCGGCACAAGCTATCGTCATAACGAGCCTGCATATCAAGATCAGGGACATCGGTATAATATGTCTTGACCTCATGACCGTTGATAAATACCGATGTTATCTGGCAAACATGAGACCTAGCGACATCAAAAAACACCATCCTTACATTACCCTCATAATCAACGCCAGATGTCGGGTATGTCAATATCTGGGTATTATACTCACCATCGTTACGTCTAGCCACGACAGTAATAACGATAGGTTTCTCTATATCGTAATCATCCATGATAATCCTTGCGGCAAACTTATCATGAATTATCTTCGGTATGATATTTATCTGATTCATCTTTACTACTTTTAAGCAAAGATACAAAATAGGGTCATACCAATACAATAAACCTACTTTAAGATAAACCCCAAGGCATTCACTATATCATCACGATCACCAATAAAACCTTTGTCAATCATCATAGAAAGCAAATCACTAAGAGTAAAAAAACCATAATCGTCAACATACGGTCTACTTAACAAAACAAACAATATAGATATTATGCTAGTGTCTTCCTTGGCAATATCAAATAGCTTCAGCATGTCATCTGACATATAATTCCCTACATTCAAACTTACCATGTCGGACAATGGCAGATAATCAATATTCTCATCACCACTATGAATAAGATTGCTACAATAACTCAATATAGGATCAACGCTATCATCATAATCATCAGAATCGCAATTGACATAATCGACAATTAAACGCATCACCTTATCTCTCAAATAGAGAGAAGAGCATTTAATAGCCAAATCCTTAACATCCCCACCATCATATTCCCCAAGAAGCTCTATCATCATAAATATATCCACCCATATCATAGACAGTCGTTCGTCAACAACATACATGAATGTGCCAGAATCCATCAAATCTTTGACTATATCTTCAGATTCATCTAAAGAATCAAATAATGATGATACTTTAAAAAGTTGCTTCTTATCATCAAACACCGTATAAAAGTCATGTGATTTTATATTAACCATAATATCATAGATTAAAATTGTTAGACAAATATCGCAACTCAATATAATCATCAAGGAACGGGGTGCTATCATCAGGAATCCACACATCATCAGACAACGCGGCCATGCCAAACTCATCAACTATATCATCTCCAGACACATCATCATAAACCTTGATGCCAAAGATCTTAATCCTTTTAACCTTGCCAAAAGCGGACTTGACTTCCTTTATCTTCCTATCCAACTTCCTCACCCCATCGACGAACTCGGAGAAAGTGACACCACGCTCATCTAAATAACTCTTTATAGCCCTCTCTATGGTCTTGATGCTGACATTTCCAAAGCCCTTCTTCCTGACCTTATTCTGAACCTTTTCCTTAAAAGAGATACTAACTCCATTACTCTTAGAGGACACGAAATCCTTAAGATCGCATTTCCTGATCGAATCCATCGAATCATAAACAACACGCTTGATGTCCTCCGAGCGCTTCCTGTTACACTCATGAGCCTTATAGGTCGGGTTGTTTATATTTTGCTCGTCCTCTAGCTTGTGGTAGTCTAAAGGACACCTATCCCAATAATAATACCTAGCCTTATTGCTATGCACGAAGAGATCAGGATGCTCTTTCTTCGCCTTTCTCACCATAGCATAATAGCCGTGGACGATAGCCACATTCACATAACTAAGTAAAAGCCACCTAATTAACTTTATCTGATAAGCGAGATTATCACCACCAAGACGATGATGCTTGATATAGTAATTAACTATTTCGTTCACAAAGTAATAGAACCACTTGATGTTGTATTGGATCCCCAGCGTCCTAAACCTTATAGGGTCAAGGCATATGATAAGAATGCCTATCAGTGTCTCCGATATCGGCTTCTCCAGTATCTCTGACTTTGATGATGATTTACGCTTTATCCTAGGGTTATCGCAACAAGGATTAGCATTGTCATTAAACAAATAAGGTAGGATGACCTTGCCGGAATCCCTCCTCAAGGCCCTATTTTCTTCTGACATCCTCTTTTTTTCTGAGGAAGAGACGAATTGATCAAATATAAGCATTATCTTTGCCATAATTAGATTTGCTTTTAGCACAAAGGTACTAAAAACTTTGTCATTTCAAAATGAGTGCTTGTGAAAGTACTCATTTTTTTTGTTTATGATCACAGCTTTTTACGGCGATCGCTATGGTCGAAATCCAACTTAGACATTGCGTAGGGAGACTATCGTAGGGATAGTTAAGAAAAGAGATGCATTTATTTATCCACCTTCTTTTATAAATACAGTTGTCTATTTTGTGACATGTGATATAAGGAACTTTTGCTCCTTTAAGAAGGGAATCTCATTATAAAGATTTTATTTATTTATCTCATAAATTGATTGATTAAAAAAAAAGTTAGCTAACGCTTTGCTATCATTTAAAGTTTATAACTTAAATACATTAACCTAATAATCTGTAGTAGATTGAAAATCTAAGATCTTAATAATAATATATATCAATGATTTAGTTTAGTGTGTTTTTTGACACCTACTTATGTTATCAATGGATCTTTGATTGACAAGCAACTACCTACATCAGACGTTAATGCATTGATATGTTTACTTCTTTCCAACGCTTAAGCGTAATACGCCAAGGGGAAAAGGGAGGTGGGCTACGAGTCGCTCCGCTCCTGGCCGGCGGTGTGGGGATACCTCCTGCCCTGCCTTACGGAGCCGCCACATTCCCTTTGGTGTAAACAGAGATGAACTTTAAAAAAAAAGATATTACCTAACCTGGTATTTACTAGATAAGGTGTTTTCTTCAAGGCAGTTTCTAGTTGAGTAAAAAATCTGGTCAAAGAAGTTGTCTGGTCAAAGACAAAATTTTATATTCGCGATGCGGTCGGTTGGATGAGCGGTTTAGTCGGTGGTCTGCAAAACCATATACCCCGGTTCGAATCCGGGACTGACCTCATTTTGGTTTTGGTTGATACGTGGGTAAGGATGAATGGCAAGGGATTATGGTAGATCATAATCCCTTTCTTTTTGGAGGTTCAAAATCTGACTCCCATCTAGCTATATCACTTATCCTGAAATCGTCCATCATAAAATTTCCGTTATCCATACCATCACCTCGTGTATTAATACCTAGGTTATAAGACCTAAGGGAAAGCGTATTATTGATTTTCGTGTTAATAATAAGTATACCATTAACAAAACATCTTAATATGTCATATTCATTACTGCTTCTGACTATAGCTATATGATACCATTTGTTTGCCTCAACTCTATCAACATGCCAACCAGCTTGTTGAGCTTGAAATAAAAAATAAAAACCAGTACCTGTTAAAACTACACCAAAATAAAAAATACCATTAGGATATTCATGCTCAACCAAACAACTTGTAACAAGATTGGTTGACTTATACCAAAAGTCTATAGTAAATGGATGACCGTCATAAAACAGCTCAGGCAATAACGATTCTTTGGTGTTTATGATAGTATAAAGAAAAGGATCCGTTTTGTTATATTGGGCACATTGTATTGAGCCATCGGTGATAAGATTGGCGTTATTGGCTATAAAGAGATTGCCAGAGGGAGTAGGATTCCCCTCTACCTTAAAATTACCATTGAATCTCATCAAAAACCTAGTATGATCATCAATCAACCCCCCCCTAGTATATTCAATCATTCTTCGTCTCATAAAACCTTCATCTTCTTTAGCAAATATATTAAGCCCAATAATATCAACAACACGCTAATTGATGTGATAGCTATTGGCCATCTTGATTCTTTCTTATCATCTACATCCTTATGTTCGATGTCTGTCTTCTTATCAATATCCTCAATACCGGTGATCGTCTTATCAATGCCAACGGAATCGGCCGTCACCGTGCTGTCCCGCCGGCCTATGACGATATGAGCGTCCGTCTGGGAGGACACGGGTCGCTCCCCAGTGGATGGATCCACCTCCTTCGTAGTATCGAATTTCCTCTCAGTTATGACAATATCAGCATTAAGATCAGATGTCCTGATCTCTACGATCTTCCGGTCCATGACCTCATCTATCATCGTCTCTATCCTGCTTATCAAACGATTATCTATAGACGTGTCGCTAACCTGCCTCCTGCTTCCACAAGAGGACAGGAATAGCGACAGACCTAAACAAAAAACAGCCTTAAGACTTATCCTTAACCTCATCATCGGCAATCCTCCTTATATCGTCAAACGTCTCATCAGGTATGTTCTTGGAGAAGCTAAACATCTTGAACACGTTTATTCTCTTGAATACAGCCTTGAACACCTTAACCAAATAAGCGTCAGCGAAAGCATCCCCTATCGTATTCAAGAAAAGCATCACATATCCAACAAGGGCTATATACACCCCATATTTGGTAACGGTAAGTATCATGCTAGCCTCCTCCTCGATCGGGTATAACGTCTTATATATAACACATAATGTCATTACTATAAAACAAGACAAAGCGAACTCCTTAAGAATATCAGTGAACCTGACCTCCCTAAGCCATCTCTTGAAACTAAACCTCCTCCTACGGCTTCTACGGAGCTTCCAGCCCCTTACGCTTTGCGCTAACCTAGCCAAAAAATTCGCTATTAATACTATAAGTAATACGGTCAATAAATGATGCACTGGCTGGAAGTAAGCCCAGCAAGAGGCACCATACGCAAGCGCTATATTCCATAAAGCCCCCACTCGCTCTATCATGTCTTTGTCTTTCATTTTATACCCTATACGCAAAGTTAACCACTATACCGTTAAGTACCTAAAACACCACGGCGTGTATACCGTTCCTCGTATCAAGGCTGTCAAAATGTAACCAACCCACCTTCCCTTCAAGCCGGAAAGGATATGGTAACATATCTTGATGATCCAAGATCAAGCCTCTAGCCTGTTCCGCCGTCATTGACTTGACATCGAAATCCCCAGCCTTACCCAACACATGAGCGGATAGATAAACATCTTTCTTATCCTTAACTATCTGGCAGATGTTGCATCTAAGACCACGTTGGGAAAACTGCCCCTGCTTGTCCCAATTATTACAATACATAGGCTGTTTGATTATATCCCTCCGTAATATAAGAAGATTATGGAGAAACGCAGTATCAAGAAACTGCCACGATCTGTCCTTCCACTTATTGTATGTATGAGGACACACCAATTCAACTATATCAAAATACGAACCTAATTCTTTTATAATATCATTTCTATTCATATCATCCATTTGGTAATTATATACAAGTTTACACTTGTATAATTAGTTAATAAATTTCTTAACCGGGTTATACCCAAACCCTGTATGGAGTGGCATTACTGCATCCCCCTTTACTTTTCTCATGATATTATAACTTCCGTTGATATCAGCGTTAATAAGAATACCATCTCTTGTCCTAAAAAGACCTCTTCTTACCCTTCTTCCAACATAAGTATCATGATGGCATACTGGCTCTAAATCGAAAGAACTGCATTTTGACGTGTGAGATTCATTTACTTCAACAAATCTTAGCCCTTGTCTTTCCGATTTATACCTTAACATTGATATAAACATCTCAAATGGAATTGAAACAAAATTCTGATTGTTTCTTTTGCCAAGGTTCACATTTTGCTTCCATCCATCATTATGACCTACTATCAATGTTGTTATATCCTCATTCAAGCAAGTATTTATTATCTCCTTACTTGCCTTATGAAGATAATCTTTCACCTTGTTGTTTCTCCTTCTTGTTAAGGACATCAACCGTCTCGAATTTTCTTTACCATTTACTTTCTTTAATTGTTTTTGAATATCTGACCTTTTTTTATTATAATACTGATTAATAGATTTAAGTCTCCTTCCATCTATCAAAATAGACTTATTGCTTACGTTAGTTACGATAGAAGCAAGATTATTTACACCTAGATCAATAGACATGACCCTATTGTTATCATCAAGTTGATCTTTTATAACTGACTCATATACAACTTCTATAACATAACAATCTGATTTAGGGACGAATCTAACCTGCTTTACAGTTCCCTCCTTACAATTAGTTCTTAAAGGAGATAATCCCTCCTTCTTAGGGAAATAGATAAAATCTCCTCTATGTCTAAACTGTACGTAAGAATAAGAAAATACGTTCCTGCCTTTTGTTTTATGCTTATATTTTGGGAATTTAGGGCATCCGGTAAATTTCTTATTATCACGCTTCCATGCCTTGATAGCCGAGAAATAAGATTTTAGATTCTTATCTAAAGCCATAAGAACCTGCTGAGAGGATGATCCACTCATTGCCCTATAATCTATGTTATTCTCTGCTACCATCTTCTTGTTAAGATCTACAGATCTTATCCATTTACCTGTACTAAGAAACTCTTGCTTTATTATATACAAAGCCGCATTATACAGATTCTTGGATAAGAAACATATTCGATCTAAATCCTTATATCTCTTATCATTAATAGTAATTATATGTTGCTCCACCAAATACATAGCGCAAATATAAATAGAATATTTACAAATTCTTATTTATATGCTATTTTAGTGTAAAATTATATATAATCACCGTCCATTTTTAAAGTAATGTAAAATAATAATACCACGATAACCTGATCCTCCTCGACCGCTCGTAGCCCCACTATTAGAAGCTTTAGAGGCTCCTCCTCCACCACCTCCATAATAAGTGGCATTACCTCCATTTTTGCCATTAATAATAACACCCTCAATATCCTCGACTCCAGCTCCATCACCTCCCCCGTGATTTCCGCCTTTCCCTCCGGATAAAAAGCCCATATTCCATCCTCTTGTATAAGCTCCCGATCCACCACCAGCGCCCATAGGATAAGGATATCGGTCAGGATATTTGTTATTAAAAACATATGATCCATCTTGCCCTGGATTTCCCGGGGAAGGATCATGACCATCCCCTTCAACTCCATATCCGCCTCTTCCACCTTTACCGGCAATAGCCTGATATATACCGAATATACTATCACCACCTATATCTCCGACAACCACCCTATATGTAACACCTGGATTTACGGATATAGTCTCAGTCAGCACACCACCTCCGTTACCGCCACTCCCGGCATTATATACATCGGAATATTCTCCATTAAGACCTCCGGCGACCAACGCGAACTCAACCTCATAGACCCCATCAGGAACCGCCCAATATCCATTATCCTGAGGAGATAATTCCTCGAATACCTCTATTATCTTCCTTTTGGGTAACATTCTTCTTCTCATCATAAGGCAAATAGGATTTTACCCCCCCCCAATTTAATTTTAAAATATTGATATTCATAATATTATTCTGGTTTAATCGTCCATCTCTGGGCGTAGTTATTTTTTAACACATATATCTTCTCCATAGGTGTAGCGGGAGACCCGTTGGATGAGCCTTTCACGAATCCCTCTGGGGCCTGCTCCGTGCCGGAAGGACGCTGGTTTTCGGTTGGATAAGCAGCAACATACATGCTTACCGAAAGACTATAGAACTGATTCCTCTTCCCATCCTTAGCCACGGATGTCATAGTAATCTGATCCCATCCTACAACAAGGTCGTAGAAAGAGTTCACGAAATCATCTGATCTTTTTTGGCTATGAGTGGATGCATTCACGTTAAACCATGTAATAGCCCTCATCTCATAAATATAATCCGGAAGCTTATCCATTCTAAGACTATTGCTATGAGCTGCAACGAAACTAGTAAGATGTTCCAATCCCCTTCCAGACATATTATCATCATTCCAACCCGTCCTCCTTTCTCCATTTACCCAGTCATCTAAAAAATAAAAATCAGTAATATTAGGATTTATCTTATCTACCTCGAAAAAAGGAAGGGTATTTATATCAAAATAATTCCACATATCAGAAGGGCCAGGATGTATTTTCAACGAAGTTAATTTAGGAAGATCATTAAACTCCTTTATATACCTATCCAAATAACATGAAGACAATTCAAGGGTTTGAATATTTTTCATATTTTTTATATTCCTTATCCCGCTAGATTCTATATCCCTAAGATCAAGCATATTAAACATATTTAAATAATATACCTCTGTCTTACTGGTTATAGCCTCAGGAATTACGGTCATTCTTTGCCCTATATTTTGAAGATCGATATAAATTAACTTTTTGGATCTTGACAACTTGTCTACAGGTATACCGTCATTAACATACATCGTATGGGATACGACCAAAAACTCAAGTCCTGGTATATCCACAATCGGGAAAGCCGTCATCTTACAAATTTGGATATTGGCATAATAAATATCACAAGTAAAATCTATCGACACAGCCCGTTGCACGTCCCTCCTCCCATCAGCGTAAGCATGATTATCTATAGGTACGTATTGCGATCCATCCTCCTTCCTGAACCACCACGTAGTATTGGGATTTTTCCTGTGTTGTATTGCCAAAGAACGGAATATAATACAATAATCATCCCGCCCTTGAACCTTGGTCATAGGAAACTGCTCCTTTATTCCATCCCCCCAATCCACATTAGCCATACCGGGCTTTCTGGATCTAAACTCGACAAACGTATTATAAGGATTACCAACGACAGGATCAGGTACATAATTATAATCATCGGTATAATAATTTCTAAGTGCCCTATCCCATGTGGTGAACCACACGAACTTGTTGGATGATGCCTCGTATTTATATAATGTCTTAGCCATTACCTATCTTGTTAAAATATTCTACAATAACATTCCTGTCCAATCCCATAGAATCACATAAATACTCCCCTTCTGGTTGACCCCCAAACGATAATACCTTATCCGTATCATGAGCTAAAACATCTCCATTGCCTACAAAGGTACGCCCATCGTCAAATACGATAAGCTTATATGGCTTATACGACCTCGTGTCAATATCAGAAGATCGTATTGACCTTAACACCGAAGCCTCTGGCGCCATACTAAACCTCCATCCATAATTATTCATAAGCACATAAACCATCTCCATAGGAGTCGATGGAGAGCCATTAGACTGACCCTTTATAAAACCAGAAGGTGCCTGTAATACGCCACTAGGCCTTTTATCAGAAGGACTGGAAGCCGAATACATAAGTAAATACAATCCATAAAACTGATTCCTTTCGCCATCAGAAGCAGAGGAGGACATAGTGAGATAATTAAACCCCATTACCTTATCATATAATGTTGATATAAACGTATCACATCGACTTTGGGTTGACAAGCAGAAATGCATATAAAAGCTATTCATAGACCTCATCTCATATATATAATCCGGGAGATTACTTACATCTATATTACTATAACTATGTGAAGCGTCGAGACTCTCAATGTTTTCCAACCCCTTACCACTCATATACGGATGCCAACTTACAACAGATCCATACCATCTGTTTATATGACTGAAAATCTTTAAACTAGAATTTATCCTATCCACCTCATCCATAGCCGGGCATGTATTAGGATCAAACGATGGCATAGCCACTCCCGGGGATATATATAATTCTCTTAGCTTGCTAAAAGACAGCCATTCCCTTGGATATACCCTAACCCTTCCACCAGCTAAATGCAATATCTCCAAATTAGGCCACATGGAAGGGAATTTCCTTATATTGGAAGCTTCGGTATCACTAAAGTCAATAGACATGGACAAATTCAGACCTTTCAATTTAGTTAGTCTATTCCAATCCTCCGGGATGGACGTCAACGTATCCACACCAAACTCACTTAATGTTATACGCTCTATATTTACCGATCTCATTATCCTATCCTTTGGTATATCTGTTATGGTACGATCCCCAGGAATACTTATAATTATATTGATAAGGCTAGGCATATCAAGTATAGGAAAACCTACCATCATAATCCTATAGGATTCCATCATCGTAACATCATTGGTAAAAGACATGGATATCACACGCTCCTTATCCATGCCATCATCATAAGCATGATTGGGGACGGGAACATACTCACTCCCATCCTCTTTGTAAAACCACCATGGATGACTGTCTGGATTCTTACGATAACTTATATCCCTTCTCCTGAACATCAACCTATATTGACCATATATAGATCCACTCCTAGCCTTTACAAAAGGGAATTGTTCTTTACTCCCATCTCCCCAATCAACCTCGCACATGCCGGGAGCATTAGAATAAAATCCTATAATCTCATTATAATTATTACCATCCAATATAGGATCAGGCACATCATCAGTAGTATCATTCCTGTTAACGCCCCTAAAAGCGTATTTACCCTTAGTAAAAAAGGTTATAGACCCTTTATTCGTATCCTTACATATCAGCCTCATACCTCTCCCTCCTCTATTCTCCTGAAATACTCGACAACCGGTGAACTGTCCAATCCCAGATCGTTACAGATATCTATAGCCTCGTATTTGTCGGCGAAATTATACTTACTCATATTATCATCCAACACGTCTCCGCTGAATACGGATACATGACCGTCCTTTACGCCAAGGACGAACGGGGCGATCCTAGTCTTCCCCGCCCGCCGTGCCCTCGTAAGGGCGGCCTTGGAGGCTGGCGCCGGGGCCAACACCCATGTCTGCCCGTAGTTGTTGGTAAGCACATACACCTTCTCCATAGGCGTCGTAGGATTACCATTACTAACCCCCTTGACAAACCCCTCAGGGGCTTGATAAACGCCAGATGGTCTCTTATTAGTAGGAGCTGCGGCAGTATATAAATCTAAGGTAAGTTTATAAAACTGATTCCTGTTACCGTCAGAAGCCGTCTGCGACATCGTTATATAACTCCACGACATTATCTTATCATAAAACGTGTTAACGAACGTATCAGCCCTCTCCTGCGTATTTATAAATTTACCATCATACAAAGTCCATATCCTAAATTCCCTTACCTCATACAACCAATCCGGAAGATCATCTACCGGCACCGTGCCTGAATTACAATACGTGCCCTGAATCTTATTCAACTTACCTCCTACCAGATCTTGTTTCCATGAGCTACCACCACCCATAAAGGCAACGCCTGTCTTATCATCTACAACCTTATCCACCTCATCAAATACAGGTATATTATTCCGATCGCTTATAATGCTTATACCTTTTGCCGGGATAGAATTAAAAGCCGGATCATAAGAAGGAATATTACACCAGTTGAAGTTAAAATTAGTAAGATTCTTCCATTCAGAGAATCTTCTCCAATTAGAATCAGGATCATCCCCAAAGTTAAAAACGTCATTGCATCCGAAATACCTCAGATTTTTCATATTTAAAAAACCTTCTGGCCAATTACTCCATACACCAGGATGAATAAAAGATCCCATCTGTATATTACGAAGATTAACGCTCTTGCTTATCCTGTCATATGGGATATCACCATTTTTAAGAACGGATCTGGCCATAGCCAAATAAGTTATATCAGGTAGATTAACTATAGGAAACTCATGGAGGACAATACCATCCATATTGAACTCCCCATCGATTACGTTAGAGAACCTCATCGTAACCTCCCTACGCCTGATATCGCTATACTTATGTGGAGGAACCGGTATATACTGAGATCCATCCTCCTTCCTGAACCACCATGTAGTATCGTCAGGATTCTTTTTGTACTCAATATCTAAAGACCTGAATACTATCCTATAACTACCGTCAGATATCTTGACCAAAGGGTATTGATCCTTTGTCCCATCACCCCAATCGACGTCCACGAGTCCTGGATTGTTTGCCGAGAACCTGAGATTACGATTAAAATTACCTAAATCTACTATCGGATCAGGCACATAATCAGCATTCCTCCCATTATAACAAGGGAACCTATCCTCGTTAACATAAAACGTCACCGAGGACAGGGTCGTATCATATCCTACTAAAAATCCCATATCAACTAATTGAGGTTATATCATAAGACACCCATTCCTTGTATCCGTTAACCATCTCATATACCTTGTTGATGGTCTTGCATACGACAGCGAATCCGATATCCACGTTAGGGAACTTCTCGTTAAGCTCATCTATCGTAAGTTCCTTGGTTATGCTCTCGTCCCATTTACGCATTTCCTTTACCTCCATAAGGATCGGTTTACCGGTTGTGCCTACGCTCATTACCCACTCACCCTCACGATTGGCATCCGCCAGATCAGGGAAGATAGTAACGCCAAACAACTCCGTGAGCACGAACTCATCACCGTTCCGGGTAAACGACACCGCCGCTCCGGGGGTCAAGACTACCTCGTTAACCGCCAGCATACTCACCAGCTTCTTGGCTCCCCCTGATACGGTACCATTCAACACGACAGTCACGTTACCCGTAGCACTATTAACGAACTTGATATCATTCTTCTCGCTATTTATAGCCTGTAACCTAGACCCAGATACGATATTTACGATCTCATAATTCTTGTCGTAAGTGCTCTGTAGCGTCACATTACCGTATTTAGTATCGATAAGGGTAATCCACTTAGCCTTACCACCTACTATCTCAACAAGCTTATAAAACACGTCATTGCCGTCAGCGTCAACCCATCTAGCTATAGCTCCAGGAGCGAAATTAGTCACCTCCCGATCTTGGGTATAACTTATAGTGCTTTCCGTAGGCTTATTAGTCAAAGTAACATAAAGGCATTGCTCTACGTCGGCTTCCATCTTAACTATCCCAGCTCCATCGTAATAATAATCAGGTACATTTTTTTCTCGTATCAACAAGATAGTACCTTCCTTAAGCTTATCGGCGTTAGTTGAATCATCCACGAAAGACTTCATCTGGATATAAGTATCGAAGATAATAGACGTACTCTTATCCTCTATCTTCTGATTGATATCATTGACAATATTATTAATCTCGTCTTTCGTATAATAAGGAGATAAATCAACCTTCGGGCCTTCCTGCTCTAAAGCCTGAGTTCCATCCCACCAATAATCAGGTACCTCCTGCTCCCTGATCCAGAAGCTGTCCCCCACACGGAGCTTAGCCGTGTTCTCCGGAACCGCCAGCCACTCATTCATGGCATCGACCGTATCAAAGATATACGCCGCGTTCTTGCCCTCAGCTATACGTCTTACGACAGCCAACTCGCTCTCGACATCGCTAAGTCTTTCCTTTATATTATTGATCTCTCGCTCTAACTTATCATAATTATCCTCCTGATCTATAGCGTCACCGATGGACATATAAACCTCGTTAGTGAGCTTATTGTAGGTAACACGAGCCACCTTCTCGTAGGATGTCTTATACGTAGATGAACCCTTACTGGTATGACAAACAAAATCATACGTATTTTGATACACCACAGATCCACCGGTATTGATGAAATTATATCCGTCTTGGCTCATCGTACCTCCCTTGTATCCAACAAGTTCAAAAGAACATTTACCCGTACCTTTAGATCCAAACCATGTAGCGTAGGCCATGAAATACGTCTCTTCAGGTAGGATATCATAATATTTAGCCCTTAAATCCTTCACCGACATCCAAACACATTCCTTACCAGAACCGGTATTATCACCACCCCATTTAAGAACTTCTCTAACAGAGCTATCTCCATTTCCGGGACCAGACCAACCTACAGCAAGATTATCTATGGTGGGAACATTAGAATTAAGGGCTTCCGTCATCGTGTCCAAGTCCCTTCCGGAACTTGATTCCCATAAATATCTGAACGTCACAAAATCAACATCCCCGATCTTAATGCCTCCAGTATTACTAGGATATGTTTTTGTGACTAACTCATAATACCATTTACCATCACGGAAAGTAGCCCTTATCCTCTCTACTTGCTTGGGGGATATAGAGACATATGATCCACCAACAGAGACGTTATCGCCATCAACCGCACGGGAAGTCCCATCCTTTGGATCCTCAGGGTCCACGGGGGTGTAGATCGTAGCCTGCTTATCTCCGGCATTGATAACAACTATATAATAGCTGTCCCCATCAAGACCCTCATCATGAGCCATGGTTACAAAGCCCTGCTCGCTATCCGGCCTCCATTCAACGACAACCATATGCTTATCCATAGGTATACCGGAAACGCTGTTAACGTAATTGGTTGACGACATGAAAATGGCATGATCATCATAAGCCTCATCAACACGTTGATGCTTAGTAGCCAATCCGTCAAGACGTGATATCTCAATGGGGTCAGTTACCTCGACCCCATTATAATCATACCACTTATATCCTATCATCGTATTCTCACGACGATATTTCCTTTTTCTTACGACCTGACCTCCAGCTAAGGCGTCAATCATAAAATAATCATTACATACTTTAACCATAGCCGTTCAGATTAACAGGTTTGACATAAACAAGCCACGATAGTAGCGCCAACAGGAATGGCGGTCAGCGTAGTCCCCACCGGGTAGGTAGTAGAGGATGACTCCATCACCATCAACGACGTCCGCTCTACGACCATATTGTTATCAATCAACCGGCTCCCCTCCACATAGAACCGGCCATCGGCCACCTCATAGCACTCTCGCACCGGAACCATATGTCTTTGGCTCTTATCCGCGTAATCGCAGATCGTTACCTTAGCTCCATCAGGTATGGAGGTAAGCTCATCACCTACATTATAATCAGGATGATCAGAGTACACGACATACAATATAGACTTAATATCCTGCAATGCCGGATTGACTGTCCTGAATCCCTTCAAATGTATCTTATGACCACCGATCTCATAACAATCATCCACGTCCATGATATTAAGATCACAACTGATAACCGTCCAGCCGTTAATAACCGTCTGCGTAGGGGTAGTATTGATAGGATGATCGGGGTCGGTAGACTCAACGATCTTATAGTCGAAAGTCTTTACATCCAGATTTCCGTTCAACGACTCCTGTCTCCTGATCTTCACCGTACCCTTTCCGGTATCATAACAAGTCTCAGTGGTATCGATAAGTCGATCCATATAATCCGGCTCCTCGCACTCGATACGGGCGAAATTAGATGGCAAAGAGGCATATTGAGTACCAACATGGATATCATTATCTGTAGAACTCAATACATGATGATTATACGACCTAATATGATTTAAAGGGTTGATAATGTAAGTGGATTTAATCCTTACCGATCCTCCATGTGTCGAGTAACATTCTACCGCATTTCTGGTAATACGATCATCCAACCTTTCTAGAGCACACCTTTCACGGATAAAATCCGCAGGGATATTATTTATCCTATTTCCTAGCCCATACTTATTATCAGACGAGTCCACAATCTCCCAGAACTGGTTTCTTTTCCCAAGATCACCGTCATAAGACACCACATGTCTCATACGCACGCTTCCGGCTGATGTCTTGTAACACTCCTCGATATCAATAGGCATCCTATCTTCCATATCCGTGAAATCACAAGACACCAAAGAGAATCCGTCCGGGAGGGTAGCCAGTTCGGCCCCCGGAACGAAGCCGGCGTCATCCGATTCAAGCACCTCGAAGCGGACGTATCTTGCCTTTATCTTGGAGTCATAAGAAACCAACCTACGAAGCTTGACATTGCCATTGCCTCCGTCATAACACTCGACATAAGACCTGATGTCACGCTCCTCCATATCGTCGAAATCACAGACAGTCCTTACCCACGTATCTGGCAAGGAACTGAAGCTGGCGCCCTCAGGTTGTGACGGGTCGGTAGTCTCCAGGACTTTATAGTTCTTATCCCTAACTCCTATATTCCCGTCCCATGACGTGAGAACCTCCAGCTTCACCTTACCGGCCGGTGTCTTATAACATTCTACAGTTACCTCAATATCCCGGTCCTCCATATCCGTGAAGTCACAAACGACCTCAACCCAGTCATCGCTTATGCTGGTGATAAACTTACCTACCGGATTCTCAGGATCGGTACTTTGCTTGACGCGATACCATTCCTTTCTGGTACCCATCTCGTAATCAAATATCTTATATCCCTCTATCTGCACCCTTCCGGTTCCGGTATCAAAGCATTTAAGCACCGGTATTATCTCCCTTTGGGTCATGTCCGGGAAATCACATACTATACGACTCCATGTATCGGGTATCTTATCATACTCCGTACCGATAGGATTGCTATCGTCAGTCGTATTCACCACCTCATAATGGGATACCTCCGGGTTCAGGCGGGGGTCTACTGACTCAACGCCCTCGATCTGGACCTTGCCCCCTTCCGTGGCGTAACATTTACTTACGAATATCAACTCCCGATCGGTCATCTCCGCTATGCTACAATCTATAGCTACCCACTCGGCAGGAATCTTATCCAATTCCGTACCAATAGGCGTATCAACATCTGAAGAGTTGATGATAAATATCTTCTCGGCCAATATCTCACCCTTATTATTCATATAGGTATGGATACGAGCCTCTACCTGACCTCCCGGAGTACGATAACATTGGTTGACGATCGACACACGGGCGTCCTTGATGTTAATGAACTGATAGTCCTTTTTAGGAACCTCGCTTACAAGTCTCTTTACTCCTTTATCATCGAAGTACACGTAACACCCGTCATTCCTCATCATGACCGGATACGTCTTTCCGTCTATAACAACACCTGAGAAGTCATCTGGCGGAACGGAGAAACCCATGCTTCCGAATATAGAAGCCAGTCTCTTTAAATACTCATTTATCGCAGACATAATATCATATTTTAATTCTACTGCCTCAAAGATAACAAAAAAGGGAAGAGAATTGAATCTCTCCCCTTTAGGAAATATATGAACGCAAAAAAGGTTCTTTATTTCGGCTCAGTTACGATGGCCGGACCAAGACCAGCGGCAGCACCGATCATGTTAATCATCTCCTGAACACCCTCATGAGCGCCATAGCGTACACGTAAGATCAGATTAACCGGATCATCGGCGATAACTTTTCCGAATCCCTGAGCGTATCTATGAGGATTAATCGTGATCTGGAAGTCCACGTATTGGGCTGTTTGTTCAACACGGCTGTATTCGTTCATGAATGTCCGTCCCATGAAATCCTGATGTTTCGGGAAACCGTTGAAATGAGCGTAACCCTTCAACTCGTCATCCATCATATTACCGCCGACATGAGTACGTGGTGCTTTGCTAGACAGTCTCTCGAAGTGAAGTTGATCCCACCAGATAGGAGACCCCTCGTCAAGAGAATCAGGATAACCGCCGCTAGCGCCAACGATCTCAACGCTATCCTCTACATAAGTCATTTTATCCATCAAGCACTCTGACGGAGATAATAACATTTCCTTACCACGGAAACGGATACCGCACTTGCAGTTAGTACCAAGTTCCTGAGCCGACTCCAATTTCTTCCACATACGGTTGCGGTAGGACGCCGGAGCCTCGCTGGTGAAGAATCCCTCGAACACCTTGTCGCACTCATCACACAACATGTTAGTATATACCGTTGTCTGGAAGCTATGCTGGCAAGCCGCAGGAGTACCGTAGTCAGTGATCTCCAGTTCCGGGAAAGCCTGTTTGATTTCCTCCAACGCACTGTTTCCGCACTCATCATCCGGGATCGTGATATAATACTTCTCGGTGGATACCTTACAAGAACCACAAGCTGACCAAGAAGCGGTACGAACCGTAGGATTCTCACACATATCGGATGTCTTAGCCACATAGTAGATAATAGCCGTAGGATTGGCCTCCACGAAAGTAGAGATCTCCTCATCCGTCAATTTCTTGGAAGTAGCGGCAATATACAAACCTGATCCCTTGATCTGACTCATCTTATTAACCGTATCGGCTACAACGTTAGGCAATGACTCCACCGTAGTAGACATATCGACACCGTCATCCTCCAAGGAGATAGAATACAGATAACCACCCTTAACCTCGGTATAGTTAGGAGGACAATCCGTACATCCTTTCATGATAGAGATAAGACGTTGAGTATAATCAGCCGGTTTAGCGCCTTTCTTCATCACCTTATAACGTGACATGCTACCCTCGATAGTCTCACGTACGATCTTCAATCCTGGATATTGGGCACGAACCTCAGCCAATGCCAGATCATCACCAGTATCGCATACCTCCATGCAATAGAAATTGACATCCTCCGTATCAGGCTCAGTAGCCTCGTTAGTACATCTTGTGACCGGAGTGATATCAATATAATCGGACACCTTACCACCACCAGCGATAGGCTGGTTCTTCATCCGCTCAATACACTTCAATACGGCGGGCAACAAATCAACCTCCTCGCAAGGATCACACTCCTCGCATTGATTTGGCGTATTATCACAATCATCCAAAAGGATAGCGTCATTGATCTCTACACGACCTTCCTCATAGCCAAGAAGCTCGAAAGCCCTGCCGGCGAGAATCAAGCGGATAACGATACGGTCGCCCTTGGAAACGGAGAAAGCCGTGTCGTCAGAGACACCATTGTATCCTAAGATAACGTCATCGACATAAGCGTGATCCTTCTTCGGCCAAGAAGCGTAAATCTCGGTGATCTCATTCAACGAGAACAGAGGCGTGGAAAAATCCTTGTCATATATAGAACGGGAAGCCGCTTGTTCATTACGACCGATACGGATCTCATAACGCTTGTCATTACGAGGCTTACCGGTAAAATCAATCACGGCCTTACAACCGTTCTCGGAAGTCTCCTTAGTATCATAAATACCAAGCTGACCTTCCTTCAAGAAGATGGAATCAACATCCACCATCTTAGCGTGCGGGGGTACGAAAAGTACCCGGTCTTGCGGTCTGTGCAACATATTATCAATTTTTTAGTTCAAAAATCATTTACCTAACGCAAACATAATCATAAACAACATCACCGCAATAAAATAAGGTCGTGAGTATACGACATAATATGATGTTTACATTTTATGTAAAACAAAAAGCCTGCCCGTTTCCGAGTAGGCTTAATGATCAAACTAACGGTGTTTATTTAAAGGAAGCCACATTATCCTTATCCATCCTATATCTAAACAATTCATTCTCGTTAAGGTTGAATTGCTTAGCGACCATATCCAAAATCTCCTCCACCAAAGGATCGGGCAGCTCAGGGTCGATGTCCGTGGACCGCTCACCGGCGGCGTTGATGTACCCGGCCAGATCCACCCGTACCGGATTCCGGTAGTAGGTCATCCTGACCTCGTCTGTACAAAAGCCGTCCTCATACACCACGACCTTCCCGTCTCCTATGGTGTAGAACGTTTCCCGATAGTCAAAAGAAGGTCTATTGTTATCATCCCCAAGAAGCTCATGAACATTCTCGTTCTTAGCCTCCCACATGACAAAATCTCCAACCTCACATCCGTTATAAGAAAACGATCCTTTTATATTTGAGAACCATAAATAATCATCAGGAAGACCGAATGATGTCGATTCGGGGTCATCAATATGATTGATCTTATTAAGCGATTTCCAGTATACCAGAAGAGTTTGTATAGATCGGATGGTCTCATCATCCTTCCTATTAAGATAGTATCTTATCAACCTGTCCTGAGCCTCATTGAACAGCAGCACAAACCTTCCCGGATCAAGCTTAATCCCGCCATTGGCGAGATTCTGCTCGTTCTTCTGCAAAGACCTTAGATACGCTTCTTGGATCGTCATCGTTATTCCTCCTTATCAACCTTATCACCTTCCTCTACTTCTTCCTTCTTCTTGACATCATTAACCTTCTTGGTCTTGGTCTTATCGTCTATATTAGAAATAGACATAAGTTCCTCGTACTCATCCAAGACATTAGCCTTTACACTGATAAGATCTTTCTTGGTAGCCAAGAACTCGGCGGACGTACGGGTGTCAGGACCTATGATCTGACCATTATATTGCAAGCCGGATGGAGTCATGTTGATACGACCGTTACGTTGAAGGACGTTTATGATACGATAGAACTCAAGAACTTCCTTGAAATCACCCTCCAATGACCGATCCCAGATATCAAGCAGATAATCGATGTTGGTCTTCTTCTCGTTCATCCAGTTCGATAACGATCCGGTGTAATAATCATCCTCCGTGAAATCAGGACGAGTCACGATGCCGATATACAGAAGAAGGTCGATGACAGCCTGACGTTCCTTGTCACCTTTCTTAAGGGCGTTGATGAACTTATAGCTGATATTCATCTTATTGATCTCACGCTGCTGAACGAAATCCTTGGCGTTGTCTTTCTCGATGAAACAGAACATGGAGTTCATGAAAATAGGATCACCATCCATTTCCTGAGGGGTCAACATGCCAGAAAATACAGCCAGATATAAATAAAATAACTCAACGGTATTAGCCGTGTTATAAACCTTACCCATATAGATCTTGTCTTTAGCGTCATCCCAAAACTCGAAATTGTTCTGGGAAAGATCCTTCTGGGAGATATTCTCAAAAGGCTTCATTATATTATTGACACGTTGATCAACCAACTTATCAACCTCATCCTTATCCATGCCATTATAACATCTTGATCTTGGATAAAAACCGGTATTGTAAACCTCTGAGAAATCATCCCACGGGCAACATACGTGAGTAGCGTTCTCCGGGAACGGAGCCTTGGCTATATTGGCGTCTTGGAAGGCCTGCGGAGCGCTTCCGTCGTGTTTACCTACTACCTCATACAAGGTATCTGACATGATATTGAAGCCGTTTACCTCGACCAATACCTTCTTTGATTTTAAAATCTCTTTCATTTCCTTATTTTTGCGTTACTTTCCTAAAAAAAGAGGAGAGGAATATCCTCCCCTCTAAAAACCAAATTACATATGAAAAAAAACTTAGCCGAAGTAGTTCGGTTGAAGCTCGATGATCAAGAACTTGCTGTTATCCATAACCCAAGCCGCGGAAGCTGAGTGACACCAGAATTGCTCTTTCATGCCCGGCAAGGATGATACGATCTCATTTCCGTTGGCTTTGTGCGCCCAACGACCGTACTCATAACCCCACCACATGCTTACGCCTTCTGGCTTGATATAAAATACGTTGTTATTCATATTACCTAACTTAGCGTTAGCCGTATTAGGAATAGCGGAATATGCGTTAGTCGATCCAGCGTCAGTGATATTCTCAATAATACAAGAATAAGAGGATCTAGGATACATGCCATTCACTAACTCGCTACGATCTGTCATGTCAGCGTAATCCAAAGAAGGATCGTGCTCGAACTCTACATTTCCGATACCAGGGAGAAAAGCACCCTTAACCTGTACCGGACCTAAAATCATAGCATCATTAGTACCAGAGATAGGATTAGAAGGCAACATACGGTCACTACCCATACCCCAGCTCAAATTACTCAACGTAGTAAAGAAAGCCTCTCTAATCAACTTCTCTAAGTTGACCATAGCCATAGCTCCTACCTTGAACTTAATCTTACGCTCCGTAATAGGAAGATCTTGACGACCACGGAAAATATAAGCGGCAGCAGCCATAAGAGTATCCTTAGTAATACCCATCGGACGACTATAGTAGATAGTATAACCACGGCGAAGCTGACGATAGATACCTTCATTCAAATGGATAGGACCATTTTGATCCATGATAATACCACCTTCTTGCCACATTAACTGTCTAGCTTCCAGCTTAACCAACTCAGCCATACAGAATACCTCCAGCGTGGACGCTACCTTAGCCGTACGTAAATCAAGTCTACCATTAACAGTCTTGCCGATAATAGCCAAATCAGGAATATTACCCTCATACTCGCTTCTCATGGCATTCATACGACGAAGGGCGGTCTCCACGAACTCTGAAGTGCTATTCTGGGCGGCCTGCATGGACTTCATACCAGCATACATAGTGGTCTCACCCTCAACACCACGGTGGTTTCCTAAACGGAACTCACAAGTCATGGAACCGGCCTTGTCAGCTCCAGATACCTTAGAGAACTGGGTACTGTACTCACCAAGAGCATGACCGATCTTCCAGTAACGGATACCCGGACGTAATTTCTCTTTAGGGAAGTATTTGGCCTTTCCGCCGATAACACGACCCCAATAACGCGTCAAATCACCTTCTGTTTTTGAAGGGATCTCACCTGAGATAAGGATATTACAGCCGTTAGCGGCGTCATAGGTAATGACATCATAAGCCGTAAACTCAGAAGTATTCAAAACAATATCAAACAAACCACCGTCAATACCCGGTTTTAGATGATGACCTGAAGTATCCTCAGCCGTAACGACGGCGAATGTCTTTGTAACAGGTAAATCATAACGGAAAGAAGCCCCGATACCGTTTACGGAGATCGTAGCGCCGTTATTGATCATACCCATATACATCGGGACAGGATAGTTAGCGATATTAGAGAACAGATTCAACAGACCCAAATGATTCTTGTCCGGATCCTCATAATACCAGCTCGCCAATGAGCCTAAGTTATGCTCTACGAGCGAAGTCTTATAATTCTTGGCATCGGTGAAGGCAATAACGTTATCGCCATTCACGGTAGCCGGAAAACTTTTTGTCAAAAAAGGGTTCATAATTATCTATCTTTTAATGTTATACACTCTTTGATCCACTTAGATCAAGGAAGTTAGCCTCTATCGTATCGTTATCGATATTGTTCTTATTCTGCTTTCCTCCCTTATTGCCAGAAAGAAGAGTGATGGTCTTCTTATTGACCTCCATCTTAGCCTTGTTAGTCTTCTGTTTAAGGAACTCGTCCTTATTCATCAAGAACAAAGCCAGATCAGCGGCCATGTCCGGATTCTTGATAGCCTCCGAATAAGCTTTATCTATAGCCGTATGACCTTGATTGTCTATCGGCTTGGTAACGAAATCGACAGCCTTACCTATCATCGTGTCAGTCAACTGGAATCCTGAGCTTATAGACGTCTTAAGACCTTTCTTATAGATCTTCATCTGCTCAATAAACTCCTGTTTCTTTTTCTCGGATTTTTTCTTCTCCTCCTCGATAAGGTTATCCATCTCCTTTTTCAGGATATCATGGAATTTATTTGCCTTGGACTCAATGAACTCATCGCCCTTGCCAATCATCATCTCCATATTATCCTTTATCTCGTCTTCCGGCATACCCAACATCTTATAATAATGTTGGATGACCGCAAGCTGATCATTCTTGTTGCTCATATCAAGGTTGTCCAACGGCGCCTGAATGTTCTGATATTGGTTTAAAAGCTGACCTACGTTACCTCCAGCCTTATCCACCTCTATCATCTTCTTCATAAAGTCAGACATAGAACCGGTATCAACCTTATCCTTCAACAACTCATCGGCCTTATCCTTGATCAACCCCTCCACTATATCAAGTAAATCATCTTCTTTTGTGATAGTAGAAAGATCGACTGGCTTGTCATCTACCATAATATCAAGGTTATCGATACTGTCGATGATACCTCTAGCGGCCATCTTCTCCAAGAAAGATTTCCCGTTAAACACTGATACCACGTTATTATTATCAGTACCGCCTTCGCCAAAGGAATCCGGGTCTGGGTTGGTAGCGTCGCCGCCCTTATCCCCGCCACCGTCAGCCGCTCCGCCGTCGGCAGGCTCTTCCTTGGTATCACCTATAGGATTACCATCCTTATCATATTTACCCTCGATACTATTCTTATCGCCATCACCGTCACCACGGTAAAAAAGTTCCTCGACACTCATGGTCTTAAAACCCTTAGCGAAATCACCCATGTCATTCATACAATTTCCTTTTTTGCTTTTTACAAAAGTATTATTAATCCAATTACCAATTAAATCAAACCCATTATAGTATATGACAGAATTTTACGCCAAAATGATTACAGATTTTGTAAAAATATTTACAAAAATTGTAATCAATTCTTGTTTATTATTGACGTAAACCTATCTGTATCAGAACGTTTGTTTCTAGCGTCTATCTCCTTTTCTTTTAATTCCAACTTCCTTTTCTCTATCTCCTCACGAGATCTTCGCTCAGCCTCGGCGTTAGCCTGTCTGGTTCTCATCTCCTCTTCCTTGATATCAAGATCTCTTTCCCTTAAAGCCCTATCAGCCATAGCCTCGACATAATCCATGCCTTCAGAGTTGTTCTCGGTCCTAGCCGCTTGACCGGCGGCCATTATGCTCTTACCCCTTAAGTCGAAGTTGCCCTTGATATAAGCCAGCTCCTTATCCTTCTCATGCTCATCATTACGTGCCTGTTGCTCGGCCTCGGCTTGCTGCTGGACAAGTCGCTGTTGATTCTGGTATTCTTCTTGCCTTACACGATCGGCGTAAGATCTAGCATCCCTTCCGATCTGATTCATCTCAGCCGTTGAGTTGGCGCTCATCATCCTAGTGATATCAAGTAAGTCATTACCTAACGTATTTGTCTGTAATATATATTGTTTCAAATTCTCCAATTCCAGACGTTTCTTGGAATTAGAGACAGCCATAACATTAAGATGACGTAACGACAAGCTATTATCCGTAAGACTGATGTAAGCCAAGGAAAGATCGCTATTCCTGTACATCACGGTCCAATCGTATCCTTCCTTCTGACATACTTGAGCCACGGCTAGATGAATATCCAATGTCCGTTTCTTGAAGTCATCGAAATCATTAAAGTAAGTCTGGGTCTGTAACATGGTAGCATTAACCCCCTGTTTTACGCCCGTAGAACTCTCGTATCTGGTTGACTGACCCATTGCCTGCTCGGATATACCTATCATCCTATAAGCCATCATATAGGCGTAAGAAGCCATTTCCATACGGGATCTTATCTGATCCGTATTAGTAAGATCATATACACCAAACTGGTTATATATGCTACTCATCTGCGGATTCTGGTAAGGATTATTCGTATCATTACCACCTACACCCATAAACGATACAGACTTAACGATCTGCATAAAAGTAGCTAAAGCACCCTTCTTGTCCATCATATCCTTATATTCCGTAGGCAAGAATCCCAGGTCGCCTAAGAAGAACTTACCGATCTCCTTCTCGGCGTTATTGTATAGCTGGTTCATAGCAAGGTTATACATCATCTGGAACGGTTGTATGCGATCAGCGAGACTGGCCCCTATAAATCCCGAAACCGGAATGACATAATCATACAGACTACTGTCACCATGTATCTGATGAGGTATTGGATCCCCGCCAATATATATAGGCTTATCCATTAAATTACCTCCGGTGATCTTAACTCCAAACCTAACCTCAGGCACATACTCCAAGATATAGGTATTAACCTCAGGATCACCAACGGCTTCTGCCATCACCCTCTTCACCTTCTTTATCCCGTTCTTCTCCAAAAACTCAGGCAATAGCTCGTCGGTAACAAGCTCCTGATCCACCATCCCGGTCTCCGTCATGTAAGTTATTAAGAATACCGGTTTCATGGATACCCAATATCCCTCCATGACCCTAAAAAGGCGAGAGTCTATCTCATATCTCTTGCCATCGGCCATTCCGGAGTTGAAATATCCAAAGGGATGGAAGCGGGGCAAGAAGCGGGGCTGGGTGTGCTCCTCCCAGTCCGGCCCGAAGGTGTGGTACTCACCCATCGGAACGCCGTAGTAATCCTCAGCGGCGACTATAGATTCATAGTCATGGTATCCCTTCCATGGGACAACCTCATTCTCGTACATACCGGTAATAGACGGCTTCTTTTTCTTCCAGTCATACCTAGTACCGTCATTAGATACCCATCCCTCATAATCATCATCACCGCCCATAATACGACGCTTGTCCTTGGCCGTCATCTTATGGCCGTATCTTGATATCAGCTCAACACCCTCGTAATAATGAATACGGCCCACATAAGATCCGTATTGCGGGTATTTCACGTCAGGATGGAATACCTCCATCGGGCTCCATACCTCCGGACGATAGTAGTCGAAGCCAACGAAATGATTACGGAACATCTTTCCGCTAAGAAGACGGTCCCGGAAATTCTCCCTGTCAAGCTCATCCATATAAAACCGGCTACGGTCGGCCTCGATCGTATGATCCCCCCATACCGCCGCCTGCGTCTTCCATCTTGTACTCATGAACCTCTGGATATCATCAGGGGTCATAGACGCTTTGGCCTGTTGGATTTGCTGAACATAAGCCTGACGCTCCTCCTCGGAATTAAACTCATTGTACGTAGGATCAAGACCAGCCTCTACAAGACGCTGATTAACGATAATATCCCACTGTTCTTGTATATGACGATGAAGTAAGTTTGACATCGTATCCTCATACTCACTTATAGCCATATCACCTACCTCATTAACCGTATACTTATCCTGTAGGTTTGTCAGCCATCCCTCAAAAGCGTTTACGATACCACCTATGATATCATAATGCTTCAAGAAAGAAGGGATTCTTATATCACTCCTTAGCTTCTGCACGTTCCTTAGCTGAGGGATGACATCCGCCATCTCCATAAAAGATAACTTACCATCCGCCATTAGATAATAGTCACGGTACATCTGGTTGCGATCATACTGTTTCAATCCTATCGCCTCAAGAGCGTCCATACAATCCTCTTTCCACTTCCTGTTCTTTTTCTTCGTGGAAATAGCCTGAGGAGGTAATCCCAATAACGCTCCTTTTGCTGGAAACGAATGATCTCTATTAAACACTTCCATGATTATTCAATTTTATTTACAACAAAGATAGGCGTTTAATTGACATTCATTTACCTAAAAGCTCCTATAGATACCGATCCAAATGCAGATGCATATACCTCATGGTGTTTATAAGCGTCTTCCTTGCGGGCATTATTCATCTCCTCGATCTTCGATTTAGGCATGTAATTGTTATCGTCAAAATATCTGGCGAGAACCAACGCATGCCCGAACGCTATTATCCTATCGACGTTCAATCCGGGCTTATACTGTATTATCTCATCCAATAGGGCTATATCATCAATCAATTCAATACCCTTGACAGTTATATCAAGACCAGTCTGATCATCATAACCAATAACGAAATCCTGCCAGCAATAATCCACTACGCACGAGAATAGCAGGTTCTGGTTGCCGGGGGTCGGGTATAGCCCCAGCTTGCTGTTCTGCCGGGAGCCGGCCTTCACATACTTATTGGCTATTGCCTCACCAGCAAACAGAAAGAAAGACGCTGGCATACCGCTTTTACGGTTAAGATACTGCTCATACATCTGGTCAGCGTTCTCCATAAGACATATAGCACCATATCCTTTCTGAAGTACCTCGCATGTACGACAGAATTGGTCTATAGATGATGGGCGGGATACGTAAGAGGCAACTATTCTATAGGCATAAGGATCTCGGATACCAACACGCCTTTTGAATATATAAAAGGATCCCAATGAAGGAGTATCAGACTTGGCCTGCTTATACGGATCTTGGCCCGCCACATAAATAAAATCATCAAACCTATTGGATTGAGGCATCTCGAATATCTGGACAGGAGCGTCAATAACACCGCCGCTAAACGGGAATCCAGCCAGTTGCTTATTCGATTTAGTAGTCCCCAGTTTATTACCTGACTCAAGAAAGACATCACACAGCATACCGCTATATTGCCCCGACTCAAGGAGATCATTCTTATGCTTGATAGCGTACTCGACCGGGAATAGGTTCTGGGATGAGCTTAAAAAACAGTCGTCAATCGTAAATGGATAGAACATGGTATGAGAAGTGTACGCAACCCTATCTTTTGTAGATAGTTTCTTCCGTTCCTCATTAAGTTTATTGGTACTAGCCTCGAAATCAGTAGCGTCGATCTTGATCTTATTAAGCTTCTTGTCATCAGGCTTACCAAGATAATCGCCCAATCCTATAGTTCTCTTAACACCGGAGTTAGCCATCTGACCGGGGACAAACATCGCCCATTTCCTTTCTTTCCATGTTTTCCCTTTCATGGCTCTCCGATTTAAAATATCCCAGTCCATGACCAGGAGATTGTATGTATCAGGATCAGAGAACATCTCCTGAGCGTCCTTGGATAGTTCCACCTCACCACCGGTACCAGCCAAGATAGGACTGAGACGCCAGCCATAAGGAGTGTCGTAGGACGGCATGGCGGCCGTGTACGGTTTCTTGATAGGTCCCTTACCTACCTCGTCGAAAATAGCCGTGGCTGGGGTCAGACCGGCAGTCTTCTGCGTGGATGTCTTCCTACCCATGTTGATATTGGCTATGGATATTATGGCATGAACATCACGAACCCCGTTGGACATACGCTTGCCTAAGGTGACACCAGAACTCCAATCGGTCTTGGTTCTGTTAATCCTGAAAAAAGGATGCACATGATCAAGCCCATACTCACAATACTCACCTATATTAGATAAATCGCTATCGCTGAAACCTACCACGGAATGACTAAGCCCGATCGTCATGGTAGCGTTCATCTGGAGAAGTGATGACATGATAGTCGTATTATGGGATACGACAAAATTAGTGGCAAGGAACTGATGGGACTTATTATCGACCTCAATACAAGTAGCCTTATACTTCCCGTAATAATCTATATCGGATATCCTAAGCCTGTTATGAGTCTTGGATATATACATATCATCACCATCCATGACGCAATAATATCCCATAGACCAGAATATTCTTCTTACGAAGGATATAATATACTCACTTTTGTAAACGACCTTAAAACGATCGTCACCGGTACTTATACCGCAAGATATCTTCATGAATGAGCTTATAAACAACTCCTTCTGTTTTTTGGATGAATAAATAATATCATCCATCTCCTTATTGCTTAACTCGAAGATCCTGTCGGTAGATCCACAAAGGAAAGAGGCGGTCAGAGACCCAAGGAGCTGGGGCGACATCAGCCACCGCCGCTCGGGGAAATCCACGGCCTCCCCTATGTCTATGGTCATCTTCTGGAAGTCAGAGTGGATGATACCCATGGTGCTCATGACTTTATAATCACCATGATATTTAACCTTCCACTGATGTTGACCGCAACATACTATACTGCGCCCGTCCTCAAACGTAACCTTATACATATCAACGAACCCTTGAGGATATACGCCTACTACAGTCGTAATCTTACCATCATCGCCATATATGATATCACCGATATCAGCGAACCCTATCTTCTTAGGTCCATAAGGAGTATATATCAGCTCCGAGTCCAGAAGGGCCTTTCCAAAACGACGGGTACCGAACATCCCCAGCCCTTTCTTCTCCTGACGGGCACGTTGGTACATCTCAGCGAAAAACCATTCATTATCACGTAACCGGCTGATAGCAGGAACACGCTCCCCATTTGGAAGATCTTGAAATACGGGAAAGAAATTAACATGCCAATAAAGCCATGGCGGGATGAACGTACCGTTGATAGTCACCCCGTTCTTGACCTTATAAGCCTCCTCCGTGAAGAACTGCTTAACATCATCATCTTGATCCTCCCAGCCGAACAAATCGTTCCACACTGGAGGATTCTTCATGTTTACATAAAATTCTGGACTCGTGCTTAACCCCATCACTTCATACTTTTTAATACGGACTCTATACCTCCAGACAC